GAAAACACGTTTTTCAAGTGTTTTTTATTTTATTTTCTTCTTCAACATTTCGTTTCCGTCACCGTCAAATAATATAAGAGTCTTATTCATTGTTATCATTGCCACATATATATAATTAGGAACACTCTTTACATTTACATCATATTTATTAAATATATAACCTTCATTGACGTTCTTTGTATCTGTGCCTTTAAGTGTTATTGTAACCAATAATGTCATGTTTTTCTCCTTTTCTAATAAATTTTTACAAAAATTCCACAAAATCTCTGTGGGCTTCCACCTTATAAATAGTGGCAAAAAGTTCTTTTGCCCTTTGTATATAATTCTTTGACAACTTTGTGGAATAGTTGTCCAAAGTCAAATCATCTTCCACCATGTCCAAGAATTCGTTTGCCTCTCTTATGCAAGAGAGGTATGTTCCTCTTGCCGTCTCTTGGATAGTACCTCTCCAAGATGCTTTGTGCAGAGCGTTATATGCTCTTGCCATTTCGGCAATTTCGGACGTGACTGGAATTGTCACGTCTTCTTCTTCTGTATAACGAATATAGTCCCCTTCCGTGTTCATGTAAAATCTCTTTACCTCTTTTTTAACCGTTAAGTTATTCATGTTTTTCTCCTTTTCTTTTTTGCTATTCCCATAAACAGTATAACATGAAAAAAGGATAAAAAACGTTTTTAACGTTTAATTGTTACAATTCTTAATAATATTCTTGTAAGTTGTCAAACTCCTGTCTTGTCAAATCATTGATATCCTTGCCTTCCGGTATATCCAGAAAAGAAATAATCTTCTTTCCTTGTAATCTGTATTTTAATTTTTGTCTAGCCCTATTTCCTGCTTTATCGGGGTCTAATCCTATTATTAACTTGCGGCAAGGTAATTGTTGCAACTGCTTATATTGCGACTCTGTGCCCAGACCTAATAACGCTACGGCTTGCTTACCGTACACCTGACAAGTCAAAGCGTTGAACATTGATTCACAGACAATAACTTCATTTGCCGTCTTGTCTAACTCGTAAATACCATAGATAGGCTTATCTACATCTTCTGGATAATAAAATAACTTTGTGTTAATTGCACGTCTTGCCACGAATAAAGTATTACCATTAATATCTCTAACAGGAAAAGTAACTGTTTCTATATCATTGTGTGTATTAGGTAATCTGAAATGAGCATCGTATCCCAAATCATACTTTTCAATAATTTCGTCTGTCATACCTCGTTTATATAGATATGGGTGAATATATCTATAACTGTCTAACTCTTGTTCACTCACATAATTAATTTCGGATTCTAAGCCTACTGTGCGCCTCATATTCAAGCTTAAATCGGGTCGTTCGTTAATTTGTACACTTACGAAGGTCTTTATTAACCATTTTCTGCCAAATTCACCAAGGTCATTCCTTCCGAAACATTTGCTAATAAATTCTGGTAATGTGGCTCTATACCCGCAAGTAAAGCAGTGAACCGTTCCTACTTCTACGCCTGCACGAGCCGTCGTACTTATACCGCAACTTGGTTTTCGTTCTTGACCCTTATTATGGACAGGACAAGTAACTTGAATATTATTCGGTCCGACAACCATCTTATGCAATAGAGGAATGCCCCTTAAATCTAACTCTTGCTTCAATGTGTGTAATATAGTTATAATAGGTGTGCCTATAATGACATTTCCTACCCTTAACATGATACATTCCCCCTAAAATACATCTATATCACTCGTCTTAGGTCTGTTCATTGTTACAGGCGGAGTATATTCTGAAGTACGAGGAGCATAGCCATCTGACGTCGGAACATATTTGAACTCCCCTTTATCAATATTCCAAGTATAATTTAACGTTCCACCCATTTCCCCGTCCCTATGCTTCTTTATACACATTTGCAAGCATCCAGAATCCTGCTTTAAAGAAATTACTTTCGTAGCATTATATGCAATACCATCCGAGTCCCTAATGTTTTCAAGTTCTGGAACACCCTGTTCACCGTTTACCTTGACGCCTTCCCTGTTAGATTGCACTACCGTTAGAATAGGAATTCCAAGTTCACAACTTAATGACATCAAGTCTTCACTGATATTGGTCAACATTGTAGTCTTGTTATCTCCTCTTTGCCGGCGTTCATCTCTTAAATAACTGATACCGTCAATTGCTAATATATCCAACTCGTTATTAATACAGAAGGAACGCAATTTGCTTACCGTTATATTCTTTTGAAAATCCTTAGGAGTTGCCACGAAGAACGGAGTATTTAATTGCTTTAACGCATTAATATAATCCTCATAACCCTCGACCTTATTTCCTCTAACAAGGTCTCTGTTAGAGAAATTCTTAAATACAGTATCAAATCTATAACCAATTTTTGTAGCGCTCATTTCCGGACTTATATATCCGACCCTGTAATTATTACTAACTGCCGAAGCCATTGAGGATATCAACATCCACGACTTGCCCATACCTGTACGGGCGAAAAACACAACGAATTCTTCACTCTTCGCCCAGCCACCTAATAAGTCGTCTAATTCCTTAAATCCGGTAGGTATGTAATAAGGAACTTCCCTATTCTGTTTATTCTTATAATCCTCCAGACGTTCTTGTGCATTACCTATAATATCTACACCTGTAATGACTTTGGAAGGCTTTAAGGTGTCTAACTGTTGCAACAGATAATTAACGGCATCATCAGCATTAACCTTTAATTTATCCGCCACATTCTGGACAACGTCAGCACTCTTGTAATATAGGTTTTCTTCCCTTATAGCATTAACCAGATATTCATCACTTTCGCTAACTTGTATTAGTTCGAACTCCGGAAATGTATTTAAGAATGTAGCCTCGTCCGGAACATTATTGTATTGCTCGTGATGTTCTATGATGAACCTATATTCTTGTTCATAACCCGGAAAATATTCTTCCGTCAATGCATATTTATTTAAAATTGAAATATCTTTCGTGCTTAATATTTTATTCAATATCTGTAATGAAATCATTGCTCTTTATAACCTTCCGCATTCAATCTAACAATATTACTCGAATCCCATATACGAGATGTTAGATTAGAACCAAGGGCTCCTTCCATTTGTTCTCTATTCATCTTACCTGTGAAAATATTACTCTTACCATTTAACAATCGTTCTGAAATATATGCGTACAATACACCGTTATCATAAGCGGATAAATTACTACACGCAATATCGTCCCAAATAACAAGGTCGACCGTCCTTAATCTTTCCTTATATTGTTCAAAATCCAAATCCGGGTTAGACATTACATTCTTACACTTCATTAAGAACATTGGTACGGATACAAACATTCCTCGAACAATAAAGCCATTTCCTTGCCACACTTGGTCAAAATATTTCAACATTAAATTTGCGGCCCAACTTGTCTTGCCATTACTTGAATTATACCCATATAGATATAAATTATCCCCACCACTTACAAATTCACGTATATCCAATCTTAATTCCTGTAAGAAAGAATAAGCGGCTTTGTCACATTGTGGCACACTTAATTTCTTGCGAACCTTATATTTTGTTGGTATATTGGAATAGAATAACAAGAAATTGGTCATAATGTACCTTTCGCATACAGAATTGCAATCAGGTCCACCGTAAAGACTACATATATCTTTATACATACAATTATTTTTGTCGAACCTGTATTGATATTTCATCTATCTGATATGTCCTTCCATATAGTTTATAGTTTGTTGATGCGTATCTCTCAACTTTTGGATTTGTTTAACAAAATCTACAATATCCTTATTGCAATCCGCTATCCATACTCCTCCACCGTCTAATGTTGTGGAACAAATAGGATAAAATTGTCTTAAATCGGCAATTATGTAAATTACTTGTCTATAACTAATACCACATAGTTTAGCAATATATCTAATGTTTACTTTATTTTCATACCCTTTCTTAATTAGGGATAAGACATCCTCTTGTAACTGTGTTAATTCTTTATCTTCGTTCATTACATTCTCCTTTCATTTAATATATAGAACTGACTAAGAATAAATAAAACATTAAGACATTTTTCGTCTTATTACCGCCGGTGTATCGTCGTTATTTGCCGGTTTAATGTCCTTCGGTGTAGTTTTATGTTCAGTTTGTTTCCAACTTTTTGTATATTCGTTATTATCTTGTGGTCTTCTTGTTAAATCATTTCTTCCCCCTGTAATACATTTGTTAATAAAATTAACTGAATCTTGTGGGGTTCTAAAATAATCTTTATTAGTTTCTATGAATTGTTGTAACATTATTTTCCACTGTATAATGTCTAAGCCATTTTTCTGTCTTTTATTTCTATATCTATAAAATAATACCAAAGCATTTCTCACTTCTTCTTTATTAAACATTTCTGCAATTAAATCTATAAAAGGTTGTTCTTTTTTACTATAAGATTTAACAGGTTTAGCCGTACCTAAATTAAGACCGTTAGATTTATTTTCTGAATTTCGTGTACCTATATCGCATTCATTGTCTTTTTTAAATTCTTCTAAATTAGGTTTTACTATATCATTAGATTTAGAAGTTGTGGTGGCAACATAAAATACTTTTTCTTTAGAAAAAGTATCAGTTTGTGTTTGTTTGTTGTGTTTGTTTAACTCAAGTTTCTTAACATCCGGAAGTTGAGCTTCTTTATTTCCGTCCTCTTTATTTCCGGAAGTTGAGTTTCTTAATATCCAATTATTTAGGTCAAAGTTTGTGTTATTTAAAATATCAGATAAAATTTGTCCATTAAGTTTAAATCTTCTTTTTCCGTCCTTACATTTTCTATCAGTTTCAAGGATACCTATATTTTGTAAATTAGAAATTATTCTTCGTTGAATGTAAGGTGACATACCTGTACTTTTTTCAATATTTTCTTGTGTAGAATAAAAGAAACCTTCTTTATCCAATTGATTTTGTTTTTTCCAATAACGATATTCCGAACACAATTCACCTACAAGTACAGCCTCTAACGTACCTATTTTACAAGCTAAGTCTCTATTTGTTACAATATATCCATCACTACATAATAATTCAATTGGGTCCATTATTTTGTTCCCTCCATTTGTTGTTTGTATAATAAAAGTTCCACAAAATATCGGTCTAACTCATATTCGGATAACCCTAATTTATTACATATAACTAATGGGTCCGTGTTTTCTTTATTAAGTAATAACCAACAGTCAACTAATCTGGCGCCAATGGATAATGATTTTTCTTCAATTAAACTGTTGAACCTAAAATCTAACCCAGTTTGCATAATACCATCATTTAATTTGTTAATCAATTGTTCGTTTGCTTGCATAAAAATCCTCCTATTTATTAGGAATGTATCGTTTTTATTTTCTGATTTAAAATAATACATTCACTCTGCACCATCACTATTTTAAAGTAAAGGAAAATAAGGTAGTGAAAGTCCTTATCTTGTCAGTCCGGTCTGCAATTCCGAACCTATCCTCTACAATTATTATATATAAAACAAAATAAAATTATAAACTATGTTTACAATAATTTACAAAAAAAAGACCCGTTAATTTATCACGGGTCGGGGAATATAGTCAGTTATTTGTATAACTCTGTTATCAGTTCAATCTGATTATCTACTTCGGAATTAAGTGTTTCCCATAAGAGTTCACGTTCTTTTTCTAAATTAACTCTTATGTCGTCTTCAGGCAATTCTCTTTCCTCACTATAAGCAAAGGAATAATAATTATTTTTTATTTGGATTGTTGCTTTAGACGTACCTGAAATTTTAATTGTTTTTGCTTGTTGAACATACTCACTCATCTGTAGGCTCCTTTATTTTAGAGATACGAAGTGATACCACATCTGTAACTTTTTGACAGTCTTCGAGGTCGTTAATATCGATTTTACCGTCGAGTACATACTGTTCTAATCCGGCTACATCTACCTGTTCAACCTGTTTAATAAGGTCCGGCATATTATATGACTTAATTTTATCCAATAACTTATCTTCTTCCCAAGTAATTCGTTGACTTACAGACCTTGTTAATTTATATCCATTTTTTTCTACAAATTTAAGGTCTTGATTACCCATATCCTGCTTAATTTGTTGAGAAAGTTTCTTGACTTCCTTGTCTAACTCGTCTAACTGTGCTTTTTTGTCGATATATAAGGCATACAAGTCCTCTTCTTGTTCTGCCACATCTATAAATTTTTTTCGTGCCATATATTAATTCTCCTTTCACATTAATATATAGATTATTGCTTCTTTTTGTAAAATTTCTCACTCCAATATCTGCTACTGATTTTACCCATCTTTCCTCCACGACCTTTCGGGACCCATTGTTGAAAAGCATATAATTTATACATATCCCCACCACTCCAATATTTCTGTGCTTTTGGATTCTTTTGAATATAAGGTGGTAAACCCGGACAATCTGCAGGTCTTTCCTCTTCCGGCACTTCTTCTACATATTTATACCAATTCCTTAATGTCGTTGGTGAAATATTCAGCAAATAACAAACTTGCATGGTGGTTAGCATTGTTTTTTCGATAAACATAACCTTTCTCCTTTTATGAATATTATACAACGAATTTAATTATTTTTGTTATTATTGTTGACGTTAGTTAATAATATGTTATATCATCAAAAAAAGGAAGGACCAAAGTCCTTCCACGTCAGTTATTTCGAGCATCTATACCTTTTGTGCATATTTTAAAGAAATCCAACCATCTGAAATTTTACCCCACCCACTTTGAACGTCTTGAACATTAACAATATCATTTTTCTTTAGTGTTCTAATAATTCTATAACTTGTTCCAATACCTGCCCTAACATTGAGTGCCGTTGCTGTTATTTTATATTTTTGTGAATTTGAAGAATTTGTTGGTTTGAGAAATAATTCTCTTTCGGCTTTACGTCTTCTTTCCAATCCTCTAAGAACAACTCCGCCTCCTTTATTATATAGTAGCAGAGCATCTGCAATCTGAGTTAATGTTCTACCTTTAACTAATTTTTGTAAATTTCCAGGTCCGCAATTATAGCAGAAGGATACAAGGGCATCAAACTGATTCTGGTTAAGGTTCAAGTCTAATTTGTTTACGTGATTTTCGTAAATTTTCAAATCTTGAACTAAATATGAATCAGCTTGACTTTGAGTAATTACTTGACCTTGTCTGACCCCAGCGGTATGTCCATAACCTATTGTCCACACACCTGCGGGACATTTATAGGCTGTCAATCTACAGCCTTCAAATTGCTTAATTAGATTAATTCCATTAGAGCTTGTTTGCATTACTAATCACTCTCTTCCTCTATTGATTCCCATTTTCTGCATGTTTCATATTGTGTTACTATTTGTCCACAATAATCGGAATTAGCATTAACACATTTGCAATCTAAATTCCATATACAGTTATCACAATTTTTCTTAAGCATTTAATCTACTTTCTCAAACTCTTTTTGATTTTTCTCAATTTTCTTTTTTAACCTTAATTTCTGTTGATAGAATCTCTTAAATAATTTTTTCTCGTCCTTATTCAAATCACTATAACAAATACGAGCAATCCACATTGTGAACTGACTATCTGCTGCTAAATATTCACGCATAAGCCAATAACCTTGCTCTGTTATGTCACTTGCTTTTTGGAGTTTTTCACGGTCTTTAAGCATAGCTGTTTCTGATTGTTGTTCTTTTTGTTGTTTGAATAATTCGGTAAGGCTCTTACCCAAATTAGCAAAAGCCTGAACCATAGTAGAAATACTTGTGAACATTATTTTTCAGCCTTTTTGTGTGAGTTTCTAATTACATCAATCAAACCGATAACGGCTAAACCTAATGCTATAATTGCGTTTGCCAAATCCGGCTCTACTACAACTCCAAAGGCTGTTAAAAGTGCAAAAATACCTTTCCAGGTCGAAGATTGTTTCAAGTAATTCAAAATAGTTTCCATTATTTCTCCTTTCTATTGTTATTTAATTCTTTAAAATATTGCTTTGTTGTTTCATTTATAATGACGCCTGATATACTTCTATGTACTTTGTATTTAATTTTATTACGTTCACATTTAATCGCTCTTTTAGTAAACACTCTATATTTAGAAAATTCGGAACGGCTAACATAATTAATAAATCTACTATAAGGTATCTTTAATAATTTAGAAGCTTCTTTATATGTTAATATTTGTTCATTACTCAATTTATTTTTCCTTATATGTAATAATCGCCGTATAATCCGCCATGCTTGTTACAAGATGTTTTATATCAATAATTTCTATATTTGGATTTTGCTTATAAAAATTATTCAAGTTTGTCATATAGCTCGAAACATTCGGATTTTTAGAAGTTAGTATATCACCTTGAATAACAACGGTTTTATACATTAATTTATCTCACTTAAATCTATTGAATAAGTGAAAGTATATGTGTCACCTACTTCAATCGTAACAGGAGTTTCAAGAACTTTTCTACCTATCATTACAACTCTGTTATCTACATTTCCTGCGCATCGGAAAACATACAATCCGACTTCTTTAATTGTTACGGCACTTTCGGTGTTATTTTGGAATGTTCTTGTAACAAAGGTTTTGCCATTGTCCGCATGCAGACAAGAAGCTGCTGTAACAGCTAATTCAACAGCACTTGCAAGTTTGTAATCTTCAACAGTTTCCGCTGTGTCACCTGTGCCTACAAATAAAGTAAAGCCGTTCCATCTTGTATATGCATTGTTTGCGTCGTAATTTGGAGCTATTGACGAAACAACTCCTGCCCAATTATAATTTTCTTGTTCATTTGTGTACGAGTTAGAGCCTGTGTTTGTTGTATAGGTATAATCACTACATGAGCCTTTGCCTGTATGTCCATTAGCAGCATAGCTTGTATATTGTCCACCTAAAAAAACTGTCTTATTTATCGTTTCGCCTAAAACGTTTTTGAAATCTAAATCGTTTTTGAATGACAACAAAGGTTTAAAATTGTTCAATATCATTATGCTTCCTCAACTTTCACATAAGTCACTTCTTCTGTAACCGTTCTTGTAATTTTTTCTTTAATTACAGAACTATCGGAACCTACTGTCCCACTACCTGATTGTGTTTCTGGAGTTAAATCTATCATAAATTAAACCCTTTCTATATGAACCTGTATGCCTTCTACGCACGTTCTAATATATACAGATTCATTAGCATTCTTAGTGAATTTAATATAATTATCTATGTAACCTACATGAGATTCTGTAGGAACAGAAGTTCCACGAATAAATAATATATTGTGTGGGAAAGGAAACCGTTTCTAATGTATTTAGCCTGTAGAGCATACATTTTACCGTCTTCTAATTCTGTTACTTCTGTCCATTCACAAGTATTTAATGTGATATCCATTATATTATTCTACCTTTCTTATTCTGTAATGTCTAAAACAGGCATTATCGAAGTGAATACAATAGCGTCTAATTCTTCTATTGTAGTTGCGTTATTAACTGCATCTCTAATTTGTTTCTTAGCGATTTCTGTATCTACATAAACTTTAGACAATTTATTCACGGTGTTAATAGCATCTTGTTTAGAGGTGAAATAGGTGTATCCTTGGAAATTCAAATTTTCATCAACATATATTAAAGGATAATTTTCTGTATATTCTTCCCAAGAATTCTTATACAGACTTAACCCTGTAATATGACTATATTGCATATATTTTCCGTCAGTAGTTATTTTAACCTTATTGATAGAATTAAATAAGGTATTCATATCTTGTTGTTTCTTATATTTAGCACCGTCAAAATTAAGGGCAGCTACACCGTCAGTAACTGTTATATATCGAGGTGTCGAATAACAGCTTTGATAAAATTCTTCTGTTATTGCTACATAAGGTTGAGTTGACGGTACATAGCTATATGCTTCTATACCTACACCTGTTACTGAATTATACACTAAATAAATTGTCATTTTTCCTCCTTTTTGTTTTAATTTTCGTAATTAATTTCTATCTCTTTAAGTTGTTCAAGTGTTTCCGCAATATCTATTAATTCATCATAATAACTCCACTTGCTAATATCTTCATTTACAGCTTGAGAATAAGCAATAGCAACCGCTTGAACATCTTCTGATGTTAATTCTAAAACTACCCTATTATTAGTTGTCCATACCCATGGTTGACCAATACTTGCAGAAATAGCGGCAGAGTTTAAGTCGCTTTGTGTTTGCTTAGTGGTATCAAACACGCATTCTTGTCCTTGTAAAGTCACTGTAAATGTATGAGATGTTCTTGCCCTTGCAAGTTTCTCATTGTTTTCAGTTTTCTTTTCTCGTTTCAAACGAATTATTTCTTCTACAATATATTCAGGAGTTACTCGTAAATCAACAATCCCGTCAGCTGAGATATCATAGTCTTTGCCGAGTTTGAGCAAACAGAATTCGTGCCATTGCTCGTTTGTAACGGTGCATAACGGGTTATTAATCTTGTACATATATGCTTGTTTATCTTTGTCAAAATATATCATAATATTTCATTCTCCTTTTTATTAGGATAAAATCTACAATAAAAATCTTCAATAGATATATGGCCCGAGGTTAAAGTTGTAACGAATTTAATTGTCTGTCCTCTTTCTAATGAAATCCAATCAGATGTATTCTGACTGCTTGTTACTGTGTTTGCGTCTGAATCCCAATTTACGTACACATAGTTACTATATACAAGTATTCCAGAAGTAGCAGATGTTGAACCTTGGTAGGATATAAATGCATAACCTGCTGCAGGAGAAGAATTTGAGCCACCTCCGGAACCCCAGCCGTTATACAAGGAAGCTCCGCCTGGACAATGGGAACCTATAGCCGTTGAGCCCGCATTACCGTTTGCATAAATTGTTGCGTTTTGAGTTTGACCTGTGACGGTTAAAGTTCCTCCTGCACCTGCCGTAGCGGATACGAGATTATCCATACTTGCGTTACCACCGGCACCCGCTATAATTAATCCATCTATGGAAGTAGCTCCACCTCCACCACCTACGGTTATTGTATGGTCACCTGCCGTTAGATATACTTGTCCTGCAAAGCAAGCACCTGAACCGCCACCACCATTAGCAGCTACGGCATACATATTTAAGGCACTTATACCATTTCCACCACCACCAACTAAAATCATGTTATACCAGCCGTTAGTAGGAGCGTTAAAAGTATAGGTTCCAATTTGTGTATATTCTTGTGTAACTGTTATCCCCGTTTCTGTAGTAGTCGGATTAATAAATCCAGCACAATCCATATAACTTGGACGCCCATATACACTTGCCGATACGCTAATTTGTGACATTACAAATATTTTTCCGTCAGTCGGTGCTTGAAACAACGTATTAAAATCAATAGTTGTAGGAGCATTGTAATTAACCGCATCAAGATTTGATAGTCTCGAAGAGTTTGTTAAAATTTCCACTACGGGATAAGTCTTATAAACTTTTGTAATTGCTCCGTTAAGGAATTCTACAAGAGCAATGGGAACACAATTAGCTATGTACCATTGTCCGTTACCGTCTGCTGTCTGAATAATTCTCCAAAGTTTATCTTTAGTGCTAAACCATGTTGCATCTGTAACATTAGGAAGTGTATCTTGCTCAAACCACTGTGTTTGATACCCTCTGCAACCGTAAAACCAGCTTGTTTTGTTGTTTGATTGCAAATAAATCATGTGTAAACCGACTGATGTAGTTGCTATACTGCTGATTACAACGTCACTTGTTAAAGTTACATCAAGGTTTTTAATATTTCCGTTTTCGTCTTTCCCATCAGCTGACAAAAATCTTGTACCTTTCGGTATCATATATTTTCCGTCTGAATTTTGGACAAATACACCTGAAGGAGCTTCTAAGATACAGTTTGTTATATTGTTATAGTCTAATACATTCGATAAAATAATAGTCTCAACTTTCCATATAACAGTACCATCTTCAATTACATCTCCTTCTGAAACATCATGAGTATCTAATGAAGTTTCTGATGTTGTACCTGGTTGAATACAAGTTAATTGTAAATCATGGTGATAAGGGCAAGCTACTTTATCATTTGTCATATATTGTGTATTCGCAATTCTGTAATTCTCCAAATTATATAAATTATTAGGAGTAATACTTGCATCTTCGCAATTACAATTTAATTCGTCAGTATAGCTTGCCGTTCTAATAAGACCGTATGTTGTAGGCGTAGCATATTGATTAAGTCTTATTGGGTGTTTGGAATTAAAATATGTAATCACACCGTTTTGAACTTCAATTTCTGCAATAGGAGTCATGAATGTTTGTTCCCAAGATGTTCCTGTTGAGTTTACATTCATTTTATTTAAGTGTTCATCATAATATAGATTATAGGTATTTGAAGTGGTCGGTATTTCGTAATCTGTAATATATCCACTTGAAATATCTATTGTGCCGTTATGATTAAGAGCTACTATTTCTGTATCGGAATTAACTGAACTTACCAATATAGAAGTTGTTTCTGTTACAATATTCTTTACAGTTCCATTCTCGTTTAACCCATTAGGAATTAAACATTTTACACTTTTATTTACCCACACATGAGAACCGACATAACCTACGGATTGATATACATTTATGTGATTAATATCAAAAGAATCATTAAAGGTGGCTAATGCAAATGGCAAAGAGAATCCAGATGTCCAAGAGCCATTTGCATATCTTTTGCACACGTTATTTGCTGTGTCATACCACAAACTAAATTCTCTAACTCCCGTAGGTTCAACACTTCCAGAATAACACGTTACACATTTTCCAACCGCATTACTCGGAACCCAGAAACAATATCTATCCCCCGAACTTGTTTCTGCCAGACTTGTCAAATCGTTATCTATAACTTGTAATTCAAATTGTCTGTTACCTATACTATCAAATCCATTAGGTATAATAACCGTACTATTTTGCTTCAAAGTTAAATAACCGCCTGAAATAGTAACATCAACTAATTGTGGTTCTTCCAATATACAATTAGTTAATTTACCTGTATTAATAAGATGTTTATCGGCTAATATATCAAAATTTTCGTTGATTTTAGTTCTTATATTATATAAGGATTCACCGTTATTCAGAATTTGGATTTCTTTCATAAAATTGCTCCTGTAATAAATTTAATTTTAAATATAATAAAATAGTTAATATTATTATAATTTATTGACCATTTTCTAAATCATCTATTCTATGATTTTCAACCTTTATCTGTTCTTTCAATACTTCAATGTCTTTTTCGTTTTTATAGGTTCTTTCAATGATGCTATTATGTTTAGATTGTTCTTTTTCCAAAGACGCAATACTTTTTTCAATTACTCCCATTTTGTGTGCAAAATAAAGTGCTTGCATAACCACTGTAATTAATATTGCAGTTACTTCATAATTCACTATGGATTCTCCTTACTATAACAAGATAATCTAATTTCTATTTGCGTTCCGGAAGGTGTGTCAATATAACATTCAGTGGCAAATAATTTCCCACCTTGTTTATCCAGAATTTCTATATGTTCTAATAATTTTATGTCTTCAATTACATTGAAATTAACTATAATTACACCGTCTTTGATATAAGGAGTTAAAGAATCTATAACAGCGGTTCTATTAAGTCTAACAGCACTTATTTGATTTAACAGTGTTTCAATGTTACTACCCTCTGTCTCTCTTGTATAATGGACGATTTCTTCAGAAGTTAAAACTTTATAATCGTTCCAAATATTAGTGTCGTCCCAAATATCTGAATTCCAAGTATTATCGTCCCACCAATATTGAATGCCTAAATTTTCAATAATTGTAGGAATATTGATAAATATCATGTTGCAAGGTTTAATATCCCTAATAATAATAGACGCTTCTCTTGCCCAACTATAATTTAATAAATAACCATATAATTTGATAACACTGTTTAGATAATCGATATCTAATTGATAATTGTATTCACCCAGCACGGCGTTAAGATACATTCTTAACCAGATTGTAGTATAGGGTAGTGTAGAATTACAACGTGTTAATAATCTTTCTTTTCTGAATTCTAATGTTTCTATGGAAGGGTCAGCGGTTATCTCTAATACACGTTCAAATCTTTCTACGCCTATTTCGTCGCTTGTCTGTATGAACATTCTGGCATATTCTGTATTCACGACACTAACAAGAATATCAAATAAATAGTCTTCACTCTTAACAAGTTCTTGTATTTCCCGGACATCCCTAAGGATTGTCGGCACATAATTTTCAAGTGGAATTAAGTGGTCTAAACTCATTATGCCACACTCACATTCACTGTTCCTAAGAATGGAATATATTGTTGATTCCTATTCTGAGTTAAATTTATATCGTCCGTTCCACCGTTAATTGTACAAGATGTGATATTAGTTACACCGTCCGCATCAATAGCACTTGAAAGAATTTTATTGTAATATATAACCGTGCTATATTGTCCGGAACCATCTGACCAATTGTCTTGAACCTGATTTATATAATCATTTATATTTTTTTCAATGTTCTCTTTAACAGTAGGAAGATAACCTGAATTTGTTAAAATAACGGTTAAATCTACATTAATTAGAAACTTATCTGGAGCTGTAACAGATACTTTATGACCAATGGGCACAATTCCAAGACCCATACCTGAAGTATTATTTCCATTATTGTAATAATTTTCAGGGTCAAGTTCTTGTTCTAATGTGTTTTGGTAATCTTCTGAAATAGGCTGATTACTCGGGTCCACACAAGACAGAATTATTTCTTCGTCAATATTTGTTCTTGGATAAATTTGAGTTTGACCTACACCTGAAAATTCTTCCATATATTGTCTGTAATCGGCTACATTACCCCCGAAGGCTTCAATGTTGAATGTATTGAAATATCTTTCTTTAACAGAATCATTATCTTCTGTATCTCTGGCAGGTGTTATAACAGTAGAAAGAGTAGCAGTTCCTAATGTATCCATATCAGATAGTGGTAAAATTTCACCATAATATGTGTTGCCTACTGTTCCGGCTGTTTGACATTCCAAAACATAAGCACCAGGTATTGCTACATTACTGATTTCATATGGTCTTGTTACAACATAATTAATGATATTTTCTTTATTTTCGTCTATCGTAGAAAAAAGAGAACCAATTTCAACCGTAGCAGGATTTCCATCTGGATAAGTAAATTCACCTAATCTTTCTGCCTTCGTTTCCATACGTCTTGTAATACCACGTTCTGCTACTCGGTAATCAATGTTTTCGTCTTTCGTTGCGGTAATTATATAGGACTGTTCTACAATTTGTTTGACTTCTAAAAAGACATCTGCCATTTTAGCAGAAACAATTGCTAATGTATCATATATAATAGCACCTTGTCTTTTATCCACATCTTCTGGAACTTCGTTAAGTGCCAAATTCAATAAATATTGTTGAGTATATTTTTCTAAATATTGAGTTATATTAGCCATCTATGTTCAACTCCATCGAAACTGTTCCCGCAGAGGATACTATATTAAAATTTATTATACAACTATCTAACGAGGTTTGTCTTATTATAAAATTTTCTATGGATTGAAACCTATCGTCTTGACTTAATGTGTCATATATTTCTCTTTCAATACCAGACTTTACAAAATCAAAATCTTGTCCCACATACTCGTCAATACTACTGCCATAATTACCGTCGTATATAACATGAGCATATCTTTTAGTTTTTAAGGCTTTTTCTGCTGATATTCTGTAAGCTTCCAGACCGTCTGTCCAACCAGCTATTCGTTTATTAACTATATCAAATCTATATGTTTTCGTCGCCTGTTCATTATATTCTATATCTTGAGTTTCTACATCTACTTCTAATTCAGGTATCATATAACCTCCTATTTTTCGTTCGTTATACCTTCTTGTCTTTGCAAAACAAAATAGGATTGACCTTGTGCAACCCTTAATAGGTAAACTATGTCTCCTATCTGCAAACCTCTCCATAATAATATCTTAGGTAAGGCATACTCTGTATATATTTTAATTGCATGCTTATGGTCGGCACCTTGTCCATCATTAGCAAGTTCTGTTTCTGCATCTATTTCATGTCTGTGCATAAACACACCATCAGAACCTTCTTCTCCGTGTGTCGTAGGAATATTAATCCACGTTTCCTGCACGAACGCACTCAGTATTAAATTTTTCTCCGTTAGGGTTATTTTATCACCAATCTTAATACTTAATGGATTAACACCTATAACCGTTCCGGATAGAACATCACAGAATTGTGATTGTGGAATTTGACTATATTGCTTAGCGGCTTCTAATATAATTGTTCCAAGTGTCATTACGATACCTCCACATCTAAACTCATTGAATAATCATTATGTGAAATTGTATGTGTAGCAGATGTTATTAAGGCATAAGTTCCTTGAGCAACTTTTTCCTTCTGTAAGTCGCTTATCAGTAATGTAATCATATTACCCGGAATACAATCTGTATGCCCTAAACTTTCTATTCTTAATGTTTTCTTCTGTCTGTTATATGTATGCTTCAATAATTCTAAGCGCTGTGCTAATTGAACGTCTGTCCACTTACTGTCTTTTTTCTCATAATATTGTAAAACACCCCATTTCTTAATGTTATCTTTATCCTGAAACACAAGAGTCTTACGGTTTATTATTTTCTGTGCTTCACTCATTTTCTTCTGTGATTCACTACCAACTTCCCGTTGAAGTTTGAACGCGGTGTAAGTATTTTCTATATCTGTATTGAATTCAAAATCGGTCAATAAAGTACCATCACCAATAATGACATCTTTTGTTTGTTTTGAGCATTCAATTAATTCTAAGGTGTCCCCATTAGCACGCACGCAGAATCTTTCTTGACGAGAAGTACCAATAAAAGTCTGGTCAATTGCATATTGAAGCATATTATTATAGGTTTCCCCGTCATGTATCTTCGTAGGAATAACGTAGTTACTCGTATTCACCACTCTATATTTAATTTTCATCATTTTACAGATTCGTTCGAAAAATTGATTAATCGTTTCGTTACCTGTAACATCAACGTCTTTATAGACTAAATATCGTTTGATATCGTAAATTTTCAATTTGACGGAATCGTAAGCAGAAATTGTTTTCTTGAAAATCCAACCGTAGAATAGAGGAACCCCTTCAATTTTCAAGGAAACTATATCACCTTCAACTAAGTCTATATTGCTATCTTCTACATAAGAAGTTTCCATCGTGCCAGCATTGCCTTCTAACTGCCAAGTTAATTTAATTTGTTCACATACTTCGCTGATATCCCACTGTTCTCCGGTGTCCCTCTTAGTAGTTAGAACTTGTATATCTATTGCCATATTAGGAAACTCCTTGAATTTGTTCCGACGTTACCCAACCTCTCCAACCTCCGTCCATAGTGGTAATATGATATTTATTAGTTGCTTTAGAATTACTTGTTATGTGGCTAATTTTACCCCTGAAATTATTAAAGGTTCCGAAAGGTTTTGAACCGAAACTATCGTAGAAATACTTGCCATTTGCAATGACTGTGTCCCCAATGGAAAACCCTGTTTTCGTACGAGGTTTTATTGTAGGTATGACCTTTGATACGGTTCCGGTGGATGTCTTTACTTTCCTCGTCTGTAACTTGGTGGCAGAATGTTTCTTATACTGTATTAGATTAAGTGTATAATGAATATCTTCATCACAAGATTCGTATTTCTTTTTTATCGATTCTACTAATACATCCATATCCACACCGCAATCACTTATCACAAGTCTTACGGGTATTTGTGTAGTTTGAAGCATTTCGAAATATTGATAATATTGATTCCCCGTGAAATTCTTAAACACCGCAGAAGGTGTCGTTAGAATATATCCCGGAATGTGTCCAGATGAAATAATATTCTCCAAAGTATTAGTGCCTGGAAAGAAACTTTCAATGGTTAATGTAGACAAATTAACCCCTTTCGGTATGACAATCTGTCCTAATTTGACTACATTTGTCTTCTTGTTATCACTATCCGTTGAAATTTCTAATGTTTCTGGATTAACCGGAAGAGACATTACATTCTGAAAATAGGATTTAGCATAATTTAGAATTTCTGATTTAGATTTATTTCCCTGATATACGTCAAGAGCTAATTGTGCCGCACTCTGTGCCATAGGTTTGAAGAAAAATTTTATTGCCATTGCTTGCACCTCCTCATGTTAAGTTACTTTCTAACGCATCTATTACAGATTGTTCTATAACACCCATTATAGCCTTAGTATCGGCAGTCTCATGAACATCACCAAAGGTAGCCGTTATTTGCGGAGTCATTGTAGTGAACCTATTCACGAAGGAAATACGGGCTGTTTCCTTCAATAACTCAACATCTTCGTCGCTGATGTTAATCCCTTCACTTAATTTATCCGCAGTCTTTTTGGAACTTTTGGAGGTGTCTGCTGCATTAGACGCTAAAGATTTTACAGTTGAAGGGTCAAATCCACTTTCTTTCATTGCATCTTTTGTGCCTATTTTGAAGGAATCTGTCAAACCACCAAGGGATTTACCCCACTTATCCCCTACTTCTGCTCCCTTGTTGAAAGAGTCTTTATATCCAAGTCTCTTTAACGGTGCAGGAGCTTCTTTTGCTAAGGTTACTGCTTTTTCATTTTTACCCCAAGATTGCAACTGCGTACTCAAATTGTTTAATCCCGAAGTCCAATCAGTTCCAAATATAGCGTCTATAATCTTTGTTACAACGGTTCCAAGTTGCAAAAACCAAGAAATAATATTTCCAATTAAGTTTTTACAAGCATCACCGAAATTATTAAATCCACCATTAAATACATTTATCCAGAATTCTATGGTGGAAAGAGAAGGTGCTACAAAGTTCGTCCATAATAACTGTATCAGACCATTAATTAATCCGGCAAAAATGTTCCAAATAAATGCACCTGCGGCGGAAATACTGCCGACAATTAACCCCATTGCGTTATGAGTTGTGTCAGAAAATTTAATTATAGCGGCAATGACTACGGCTATAATAGCAATTAAAGCAATAATACCTGCAATAATCCAAGTCGTAGGACAAGCAAGAATAGCAGCGTTTAGACCCCATTGTGCCATTGTTTGACCTACAATACCTTGTGTTGCAAACCTTGTAGCAACGGCTTGTCCTCTTGTAATTGCTACATAACCCATCTTGACAATAGTTCCGGCAAGAGTTGCAATATTAACTAATTTTTGCCAAGTCCACATTGCAATCAATGCTGCATTATATCCACCTATAATAGCGGTTAGACCATAAATAATTGGACTAATCATACTCCAATTATTATAAATAAATTGTCCAATGTTTCCAAGCATTGTGAAGGCATGAGTTAGAGTGTTTATAACACTGATTGCTACTGCTTCTACATTAGTCATGACGGCTAAGAATACGGGTGAATTAAACATTTGATTGACATTGGATAATAAACCTTGTAAAGCAAATTCAATGTTATTAATTGTAATTGCCCATATATTACCCCATTGATAAGGTATCTTGGCAAATTGAGCATCCGTTCCACCTTCACCTGATGCCATTTGGTACAAAGCACCTTTCATAACATCTGCAGTGATTTTACCTTCCTCTGCCATTTTCTTCAATTCCGCACGAGAAACACCTAAATATTTTTGCAATCCATTCAAGTAACCTCCCATATTTTGTGATAATATGAAGAAGTCATTACCACGTAACACACCAGAACTCATTGCCTGTGTCATATTGTACATAACAGATTCAGCTTGAGCCCCTTTGACACCTGTAATTGCAAGTTGCTTGTTCATCTGTTCCATAAAGTAAATCAATTCATCGTTACTTGTGAAAGCATTACCTGCCATCATTTTCATTTTAGCAATACTGTCAGCAACGGCTTTATAAGAAGAACCTGTTCTATTGGCGGATTGTCTTATTTTTTCTTGTAGAACATCTAATTTTTCGTTATTGTCTAAAATTAAGTTTAATCTGGAATTAATTCCAGCATATTCATCACTTAAATTAACAAGTGCCTTAATACTTTGAAAACCTAAATATGTAGCAAGGAGTGTCTTTGCCTTATTAATTAGACTATCCATCTGGGTTGAACTATCTGCAACATCTTTGGTGAATTTTTTCTGACTATTACTACCCTGATTATTCGTTGACTGCACTGTTTCCCTAAACTGTTCAACCTGTTCACTTGCTCTTCTTATTGCATTTTGAGCATTGTCAAATTCTCTTGTAGCCACTTTATCCACGCTGGCCATAGCGGTCAACGTGGAGTCGAGTGCCTTTACGATTTGTTTTAAGACGGGAGTCATAGCGTCTTTTAATTGTAATGAATTAGATACGACTGCCATTTATTTCTTCCTTTTCGTCTTTTGACTTTGTCTTTTTTGCTCTTTACAATATTCATCTATGAATACTCTAATAGCGGCTTGTTCTTCCCTGCTAAGTTCTAAAAACTCGCTTGGAAATTTATGATGTTTGTTCCAGCAATAATAAGCATACCAAGTATCCCTATCCTTGCTGGTTAAGAGTTTTTTACTTCGTCTTCCAATTCTTTGTCGGGTGTGTTGAATCCAGAAATCTCACTAATTTTATTGGATAGGTCTATTAACTCTCCACCTAAGAAATATTTATTTAATAATTGTTCCGAAGTATCTACTCCCATAGAGCTAAGAAATTCCGCATCTTTGAAGTTAGGTTCCACAACGTGGTTAAGAATAACTAATTCATTGAACCTTGCGCTGTTGAACCCAACTTGCTTATTACTTGAAATCTTTGTTGCAATCTGTTGGTATTTGTAAAATTGGGTAGCAGACATTGGTTTAATCTTGAATGGAAAGTGTTGTAATCTACCCGGAATAGTGACTTCTGTTACCATTTCATCAATTGGATTTTGTTTTAAGAAACTCATTAAATCTTGTGCCATTTGTTATTCTCCTTTTCTTCTAAATTGATAATATGGTCTATAAGAGGCAACTCAAATAGACCATATATGTTGTTATGTAAGAGGTTGCGTAAACTCATCAATCAAATCTAAATCATCGAATGTGAAATCTAAATCCGCTTCTAATACAGCATCTTCCACATCAAGTTTAGCAACTGGGATAGAATTCACATTCACATTGAATAATGTTGTCGTTTGTTTACCTACCGTAGATGTAGGGTCATTATTTTCTACTGTGACTGTGAAGTATGTATCCACACCCTTTTTGATATAATCTTTTGCCATACGGACAAATTCGCTTGTAACATAATAGATTGTCATGGAACCACTTCCGGACCAACCTGTGGTCTTATGTTGTACTCCACGCTTACCAAGTGTTCTGACTTCCTGTTTATTCTTTTCTACAGTGGCTTCAAGTGTCTTGATGTAGAACATATCCTTGATCTCATTACCTATTTTAGCTGTCGCTTTACCTTCTTGTCCACTAATAGTATCACCGGCATTAAGAATCATTTATTTTCCTCCTTCCTTATGCGTTCACTTTGACTGTCATGTAGAGTTTTTCCATTGAGTCCACGGGTTGAATTGACAGATTGCATACAACGGCATCAACATCATTACCCGGTAATACTTCAATGTCCTGTGTAGCATCGAAATTCTGTATTGCTGAATATGTTTCCTGAAGAATATTTAAGTAATTAATTATATCCGCCTTGAATATTCCTCTACCGGACTCATTGTTATCTACCTTACCAACGTAACTTGTTTCCCACGTTAATTTGACAGTGTTAGCAATTTCGTCCAAAGTTCTTTTAACTCTGTTTTTAGAGAAAGCATAATTTTTCTTTGGTGTGAAAGTGTGTAAGGAATTAATATCCTTTTCAATAACGAAAGCACCGTCATCTCTTTTGGACAAAATAAATTTTCCGGCATTGAGTGCTTTCTCTATATCTTTGTCCGCAATTTTATCAATAATTTCAACAGCTAATTCTGGTTCAGCTACCACTGTGTAAGTCAACGATTCATTAATAGCTGCACCTGCGTCCATACCTGTTACTTCTGCAACGAATATTTGGGGTGTTACTGTTTCTTCTGTCGTAATATAACCGTTAATAACATTAATAACATAATCACTATCTGTAAGTGATTTTAACACGACCAATTTACATTTTCTGCCGTATTGTTCATTCTGTTGTATGATAAATAATTTTGCCGCATCTAATACTGCTGTTGATGTTGCATAAGGCAATCCCATTGTATCGAATTTGTGATTTCCCATTTCTGCTAAATAACCAACATAAGCAGAATCTTGAACTGTTCCGTCAGTTCCACCTGTTAATGCTGTTCCTGCTGTAACTGTTAAGTCATCACCTGCACCGAAATCTACAAATTCATTATCAACTAATTCTGAACCATTCTTGACCGTTTGTGTGTTTTTTCTTACACCTTGAACAAGTGTTTGAACTGTATATGTGATGGCATCACTTGTTGACTCTGAATAAGTTTCTGATGTTCCACTACCTATTGTCACGTTACTTGCCGTCACAGCTGTAATAACATCTAAAACAGTGTCAAGACCTTCGTCCGAATAGGCAATAGTTCCAACCTGTAAAGGTTCATTGGTGTAAAATTTACCACTGGTAGAAGCTTCAAAAACATATAAATTCTGCGTGATAACAATTTGAAGTTTATTACCAAAAGTTCCAGCATATTTAGCTGTGAATTTTTTCGTTCCTATTGTAGCCTCAGCTTTTGTACCGTCAGCATCTAATCTATAAATTAAAGATTTATAGCAATGCGTGAGATGTTTTCTAAGAATTAATGCTTCGTGATCTGTTACATCTAATCCGACTTTTGCCAAAGAAGAGCCATCTGTTAAGTCCGTGCTATATAATTCAATAAATTGTGGACCCCAAGATAATGGAATTGCTAAACTACCAACTCCTCTTGTTCCTACCTTTGTCATCGGTTTCGGAACGGATTCGAAGTTAATATAAGCTCCTGCTCTTACCTTATTTTGCGATTGGAAAGTTCCACCTGCCATTTTTTAACCTCCTATATTTTCTTTGTAACCTCTATTGATAATTGTTCCATCTTAATAGTTTTATCTTTACATTCTCCGGTTCTTACTATATATGTAGCACTTATTTGAATGAATCCTTCTTGTTGTTCCACGCTCAAATCTTGTGCCCTATTTTTCAGTGAATATTGTACTAATTGTCCATTGGTGTCTTTCCTATACGCTGGAAGCTCTATATATTTGATTGCCTCAATTAATTTTTCAGCTTCGGAAAACATTTCAGGTCTCTTATTATTAATTATATCGGTATTATCAGGGAAATAATTTATTATAATGTTGAACGTATTCGTATATCTATCATTTCTGCCCATAGATTTGTCATAGTTTATGCAATACACACATACACCGGGCAATTCTATATATTCTTGCTTTTCCTTATATATGGATATAGTAGAACCATATACATCATATATGGCTTTACATATACCACTTAATATTTCATTGGCTGTAATCTGAAAAAATTGTGCCATTATCCAATTCCTTTTTCTTTACAGAACTTTGCAAATTCGGTGCTAAATCTTTGAGGCAAAACATTTTGTGTTTTCACGAGTGCTATTCTACCCATATGGTGTCCCTTTTGCCAACGTGTGCCCTTGATTGTATCACCTAAATTTATGACTCTTAATCTCTTATGTTTCCCCCTACCTACATTAATAGTTGTTTTACCACTGTTATTGGTTATTCGGTGTCCATCTTCAACAAAACTTGCATAATTAACTTGATTATGGATTACTACATATTTTTCACCTTTACGCTTAAAAACTCCGGAGACCTTCCAACCGTTTCTTAGACGACCTGTATCTACCGGAGTTAGACGCTTAGCTTGACCCACACACCACATTCCTTGTTTCATAAGGAAATCGTCTGTGAACTTGTCTAAATCTTTGCTTAATTCTTTATAATTATCAGCAAACTCCTGAAATTTAGAATAATCCATTCCAGACATTAGCTTACCTCCCAATCATATAAGTCAATTTCCAGATGGTCTGGATAAGGGCAAGGTTGACTTGCAAATCCTTTAATTGTCTTAACTACTGTATCCACATCATTCATAATCGATAATACTAAGATGTCCCCCTTAACTATGTCACAATCTGGTGAGCAGTGAATGGTGACAGTAGTTTCCTCACGGGAGACATCCATATTACCGTCTTTCGAGGAGTCTTTGCTTGTTTCGTGAACTAAGCAAGGTTCATTAAGAAGAAAGGAGCCAAAAAACTTCGAACCTTTACTCCCGTCAGAATTAATTGTGGTTGAACTTCTATAACTTGTTAATCGGTCTTTATACATAAGACCCATTAACACATTACCTAATTGACCATATCTAATTACCATACTACTCTCCTGAAGTTGTTGAGTTGATATGTATAATTATTGAGAATGTTATCTAAATCTACTGTATGGGCATTAGCAACATTATTTTTGGAATTAGAAACATCTGAAAAATTATAAGAAACCTCGCCCGATTTAATTGAAGTTAATGCACCTACCTGTGTATTTGTTTGAAGACTACCGTCTTCCTTAGGTTTATTGCCTTCCATATACCTAATATAATCAAGTGCCATATTGACACGAACGAACAATAACTCTTCCGGCATACAATCAATATGACAATAATTTAGAATACATTGGTCAACTTCTTGCAAAGTAATTTGAGCGTCCAATTCGTCGTAAGTTATTCCTAATTTATCTAATTTATGTTGCAAAATTTCTAAAATTTCCAATGCTCTAACCTCTTTTATTTTAATAAAGCAAGTAATTCAGCTTTCTTGGCACCCTTCTGAAATTCAATACCTTTTTCTTCAAGTAATTTTTCAAGTTCGGCGTTTTTCATTTTAGCATAATCAGGTTCTTGTTTTTGTTTTTCTTCTTTTACAATTTCCCAACCAAATTTCTTAAATTCTTCAACATCTTTTTCTTCTACCTTCACTACTTCACCAGATGTGTATATAGTATTTCCGTATTTAACTCTGCCCTTGATTATAAATTGTGTCATATTATCTCCTTTTCAACTAATAAAAAAGAGGGAGTGGATAAACTCCCTCCGCAAAATAAATGTCTAAACATTAGCCTTGATTACATAAATATCACTCATTCTTTCGAATGAAGGAAGAACGATTTCTGATACAACTGTCTTAACGTTGACCGGATGAGGTTCTTTAATTGTTGTAATAGCAACACCTGTATCTACAACTGAAACAGAAGCATCTGTACCTGACATAAGGTCAAATTCTTCCGGAGTTGTACCATACCAAGTATTTCCAAGAGCGTAAGAAGGAAGCAATGTTGCATATCCATTTGGATAGAACTTAATATCTGCTCCTTGTTCGTTCTTGAACATCTTATCATATACAACGAAAGTCAAGCCTGTTTCTTGTTCAACGAATGCTTTACGTTGAGCCTGTGAAGCATAAGCGTTAGCATTGCCTACGGGGTTCATTGCCTTAGCAATAGATTCTGATGCTAACATATCTTTCAACGTAGATGTGTTAAGCAATACTCTTGTTGCAATAACACCGTATTTTTCAGCCATATAGTCTTTAGCTGTCATCAAGTCTTCAATAGGTTTTGATGTTGCAGCATTAGCTGAACTCCATTTAGCAGTGCCTGTCAATGTTGTTACGTTATCTGTAGCAAATGTACCGTCTGGGTCATAATTGTAAGCGTAAGCAACATCACGTCCCGTTTCCGCCGTTGCTGTGATATTAATAGCACCGCCATAAAGCAAAGACATTCTCATTCTTTCTGCTTGAACACGACCTCCTTCAACAAGGTTATTGATATCATCAAAAATTCTTGCAATTGTGGGTTCTGCAAACTGTTGACCTTTTGCTAAAAGTGTTTCAATGTTTTGTCTGTCTTTTTCGCCAATGCGCATCGATTCTCTAAAGAATGGCATTTCTGTGCTGAGTTCTGTTACGCCAATTCTGTCTCTTAATGTTGCCTTTGTGTCAAAAGCAGAAGGTTGAAGTGCTACTGGTAAATTGTTTTTACCCTTAATCCACGCCAATTCTAAACCTGTTTGTTTTGCAACCGGAAAGAATTGAGTTCCAATATAAGGGTCATCCATATTGGCATTTACGTTCGTCCAGTATGCCGCAATTGCTTTTGAGTCAAAAATTTCGTAAATTGATTTAACCATTTCGTATTATCTCCTCATCTTATACTGATTCTACAAATTTAATCAACGGAATATCTACTGTTGCAGCAGGTTCAGTGGGTAATTTTGATTTTTGAATGAATCCGTGAATTACAATTGCTGCCATTTGGTCTCCGTCTGTAACATCATAATCATTAAGAATAACACCGATAGCAGTTTCGTCGTTAGCAGGAAACAGTGTTCCGGCTTTAACAATTTTTCTACCTTCTGTTGTTGTGGTTGCCAATGTAGAATCCTTTGCTAACTTTCTTGCAATGGCTACATAATGGTCCGGAATAGCAAGAATTTGTTTAGCGCTTGCATATTCGACTGTTTTCATTTTCATCGTCATACTTCGTTTTCCTCCTATTTATTATTTTCCGAATTTACTTTTATGCCCATCATTTGTAATTTATTTTGAGCCAACCTTGCTCCGAACGCTTCCGGTGTATCTGTTTTAGGCGGATTGTTTTGTCCATCTGCCGGAGTAGAACCAACTCGTTTTGTTCCAGCATTATTACCGGGTTGATTTGTTGCTGTATTGAACAAGAATGCTTTTTCTTTTCTTAATGTTTCATTTTGTTCTTTAAAGCCGTTTGCAATAGTGCCATCTTCATTAAGATTAACGTTATCTAAATTAAACATTCCGGCAACCATAGAAACATCGTAAGGCTTACCTGATTCATCTTCTAATAATGCAAATCTTATAGCACTCTTTTTCTTTTCTAATAATAAAGTCTTAGAATATTCTTCATCTTTTGTCTTATTGGTTGATTCCATTTCTTTAATTTTTGCTTTTAAAGATTCGTTATCTCCTTCGAATTTTTTAAGACTTTGAATTTGTTCATCGCGCTGCTTAACCTGTTCTTTCAAATTAGACAATTCTACTTTATTTTGTTCGAAAGTAGATTTATCTACATAATTGGATTTGACCATATTTAAGATGTTCGTGGCTTGTTCCTCAGATACACCCATTTCCAATAGTTTCTTCTTGTCCATCACATACTCCTTTTCTTCTGACGAATATCCATCGTCTATTGTAATATTAATGGTTTTTATTGCTTATTTATTATTATAAAGGAATTAATTGCGCAAATACATTATATTTTATTAAGAATTGTAACAAATAAACGTGAAAAATGTTTTTTATGTTATTTTATGTTATACTGTTTATGTGGACAGACAAAAAAGAAAAGGAGAATTAAATTATGTCACACGGAATTTTGGAAAAAGACACTATGTTTTCAGTAAAAGAAAGACCTTGGCACGGTCTTGGAACAGTAGTACAAGAAGCACCTTCTATTAAGGAAGCAATTAAATTGGCTGGGTTAGATTGGCAAGTAGAATTACAACCGTTACAAGCGGGTGAAAATATTCCTGTAACAACTAATAAGGCAGTCGTCAGAACAAGTGATAACAGTGTTCTTGGAATTGTGGGTAATCAATACAAGCCTTTGCAAAATACAGAAGCATTTAACTTTTTTGAACCGTTAGTAGAAAATGGTTTAGTGTCATTAGAAACGGCTGGAAGCTTGTATAATGGCAAGAGAATATTTATATTAGCAAATACTAATTGTCAAGGTGATGTTGTTAAAGATGATACGGTGGAAAGTTTTATTTTATTATCTAACGGTCATGACGGTTATTTATCCGTTAGAGTTGGTTTCACACCTATAAGAGTTGTTTGCAATAACACGTTGACAGCCGCACATGATAGTAATTTGAGTAAATTAATCAGAGTTAAGCATAGTTCCTCTGTGGTGGAGAATTTACAACTTATCCAAGGTATTATGGACACGGTCAACGGTGAATTTCTAACTACTATGGAACAATATAGAGAACTTGCTAAAAGAGATATTAACCAATCTGACTTGCAAAAATATGTCAAACAAGTATTCTCTGTCCAAAAGTTAGAAAACATTATTAATGAATACGAGGAAAAACAAGAAATTGAAAATTTCCGTAGTAAATTAATGGATAAAGTTGAAGAATACTTCGAAATGGAGCCAGCACATAAGGTATGGAATGCTTATAATGCAGTCAATAGTTACCTTAACCACGATAGAGGAAGAACATTAGAATCCAGATATAATTCTACGTGGTATGGGGATAATAAATTATTGGACAAGAAAGCATTAAAATTAGCATTCAATTTATAAATTATAATCGGGGGTATTGTATAATACCCCTTATTTTTCTATATATTAATAAAAGGAGGTTTATAATGAAATATGATGGAACAGAAGTATTTGTGAAATACTCTAAATATATGGAAGGTAATAGGTTGGCACTCGCTTTATTTGATGAAGACAAATCACTCTATGCCGTATTAACTGTCAATTTACCCTACGAACAATTATCTGATGAACATTGTGCATTTATAGATATAAACAATTTACCGGACGCAGAAGAGTTTATTGAAAAATATAACTTAGCAAAACCTACGGGTAGATATGGTTTTTCAGGTTTCTGTATGTATCCAGAATATAGATTTAACAAGGAGGTTCCTCAAGATGTATAGTTTAGTGGGTATTGATGGCAATGCTTATGTTGTTATGGGTTATACATCTAAGGCTATGCGAGAATGTGGTTATAGTTACGAGGACATAGAAAATTATCAGAAATTATGTATGTCCAGCAACTATGACGATTTAATTGTCCGTTCTATGGAATGGATTGACAAGTGCAATGAAATAAAAGGAGAAGAATAATGAAAAAATTAATTGTAGCAATTTGTTTATTAGCAATGGCAGTTCCAGCATTTGCGGAACAAACTATGACAGACGAAGAAATAACGGCTGCCGTAGGACGAACACTTCAAAGACAAGTAGATTATGAACAAAATTATGCATTACAAAAAGAAATGGCAAGACAGTCGTTTGTGGAACAATATAATCAACCCGTTGACACACCCAAACCAGAACCCGTGGATAAACCAGAAACAAAAGACACCTCGACACAAGACGCTATTATTGATGGTATTGGAACCATGTTGCAATTAATTTTACAGTAAGGGGAATGAAAATGACAGATAAAAAATCAACACTCGAAGAAAGAATGAACGATACAAAAGGAGTAATGATGACAGATTTATTAACTCCAGAACAAAGACAAGCCTATATGAATATGTCAGATGAGGAGGCAGAAAAGTTTGAGAGAGAAGTTCTTAACCCTCTTTTAGATAAACATCTAAAATAAGTCTGCCGTCTTCTATTCTAACATCTTTAATAACAAAAGCATTACCCTTGTTAAGCAGAACCTCTTTTTCTGAGCCAAATTCGGAAATCTTTTCTAAGGGTAATGCTTTTGCTCCTTTACGGGCATGAATTACAAGGTGAACAGACCTTGTCTTACCGTATCTATCTTTAATCCATGATGTAGATACAAATCCCTTTTCCTCAATTATTTGACCTACCAATGTTCTCTTAGCCATTTTTAATTTATTAGGCAGTGCTTTGTTATCGTCAAATAAAGACGATACATTTTGCAATACTTTATTATCCGTTATCATACCTAAAAGACCTTCCGTATTTATATTTCTATATAGTAAGGTATCTTCAGGTAATTTAGACATCGAATCTGTTATTAATTTGGAATCTCTGATAGCCTTTTTCAGGTCTGTTTCATTATATCCTCGAGGAGCATTACCTGTTCTTAAATATGGATTTATCCATCTGTATCCGGCACCTGTATAACTTTCAATGGCTCTTATATTTGTATCACTTAATTGGAACACACTATGATTCGACCAGTCATTTACTTGTTCTTGTGTAAGTTCTTTATAATTGAGTTGTGTCGGAGCTTGAACTTCTTGTGTTTGTTCTGTCTGCTGTTGAACTTTTGGTATTTGTGAACCCTGTTTTTGTTGACCTGTTTGTACTTGAATGGGTTCTTCTTGTTTTTCTTTTTGAATTTTTGCCTCTTGTTTAGGTGTTACATATCCTTCGCCGTATTTCTTTTCCCATTCTCTATAAGACATATCTGCCGGAACGGTATATGTTTGACCATCCGCATCTCTTGCTACTCTTAAATCTTCTTCACTTTCATATTCCGGAAAATATGGAATAGTTGTCGTTCTGCAATTTGGGTGAAATGGTGGAAAGTTTACGGATACTTTCTTTTCCCCTAATTTGAATTTCTTACCGTCTAAATCCCTACATATTTCACTCGTTCTGGAATCTAATGTTGCTAATATTTCATACTGCTCCACAACTCCAGAATTCTTATAGGCGTCCATACTTGATTCATTGCTAATATGATTGACTTCTGTTCTAATAAGTCTTTCCGCATTGCGTTTGTTTATATCCAATTTCTTACGCATATCAGATGTCATTTGTTGAATACTTGAACCACTTGCAAAATGTCTTGGCAAATCTGTATTCAGCCAATTCGTTAATTGTTTCTTATTATTCCAAATACGAGTAGAATAGTTAGCACCTTGCCAAGGTGTTTTCAATACTTTCAGAACGTCGTCATTAGATGGAATAGTGAAAGACATTCCAAATCCCAGACCTTTTTGTGTCGTGTACATCGTTTGCAAATAACCCTGTAAATAGGATTTCTTTAACACGTCTGTCATGTTTACTTGCTGCTGACCTGTTAATAACATTATTTCTGAGTTAAGGTTGTTTTGGATTTCCTGTAACTTTGTAACATACGCCCTTGCCGATAATTCTTTTAATTTAGCATTATATGGAGTAAGGTCTGTTACTCCTTTTTCTATTAACTTATTAACCTCTTTAAGGTATTTTTCTTGTTGAGTTTTGAAGTTCTTTAATTCTTTTGGGTTAAGTTTTGTTCTAACGTCTGCTAAATCTAATTTATTTTCTTTCGCGTATCTTTGATAGAATGCTTCTAATTGTTGCTCGGTTTGCAATTTTGTTTCTTCATAAATTTTAGCCATCTCCTTTTGGTATTCGACGGCTAATTTTTCATTATTTATTAATGTTTGTTCGGAACGTTTTTGCCAATATTCTGCACTCTTCATATACTATTCCTCATCGGCAGGAGGTTCGTTATTTGTATTGCTATCCGTATTATCTGCACCATTTGGATTATTTGTTCCAAACATATCCTCTTGTAATTCCATTGCTTCTTCTTGTTCGGCTTTCTTACGTTCCAATTCCTTATCCAAATCAGTAACCCACGGGTGATTAGCAAGAATTGTTTCATCACTAATAATACCTGAAGAGTTCTTACAATCGTTAATAACATCACTTTCGTTGATTAATGTATCCATATTGAAGATGATATCAAATTCAATTTCTTCAAAATCATTAATTCCTTTTCCTGCTATATCTGTTTGAATGAACCAACATAATTCTTCAATACTTGCTGCAAAGTTGTTTGCCATAGAAGAGCAGTCTGCATCCAAATCGGCATATCTAATTTTCAATGCTACACCCGATGTTGAGCCAAGGTTTTCTTTCTGAACATTGACACCATTTCCGGCTTCATAAATATCGTCTTTAAGTCTGGAAAGGTGTGCTTCTGTGCAAGTTGTATCTGCTTGGCTTGTTAGTTGTTCCACGCCCCCATTTTCGTCAACAAAGATGTTTCTGTATGTTGCAAGATTTTGTGAAAATTCACCCTTATCCGTGCCATTATACCCCCTGACGACTCTAATAGCATTTGGAACGTCTGCAATTAAATCCGCCGTATCACTTACCCTGTTATCATAATCATCTATAAGAGATTTAACATAGTTCAGCAAACTTATTTCATCTTCATTGTACTTGAATGCAATAAAGGGTATTCTGTCCCAGATAACTTCGGTTATAACGTCATTTCCGTCTTTGTCTGTTTCCTTAACTTGAAAATGTCCTTTGATTGACTGTTCACCGGATACCTTGTCCTTATCTTGCTGCAATTTGCCATTTCTTATCTCATAATACCATACACCCTCAGTCGTATAATATTCCACCTTTGTGATTTCTTGTTTTTCGGCATTAAGTTTATATTCCATAATTGTATAGAAACGAATAAGACCGTCTAATACAGTATGTTCCGCATCATGCCAGAATGGAATAACCTCTTGGCTGGGGATACGTTTGAAGCACAATTTACCTTGCTCGTTATAATATACCTGCAACCAAGCAATACCATTAATTATCGCCTGTTTACAAATTGTCTTCAACCTACGCATGAAAGATTTATCAAAGTATTGCGAACAAACATCTTGAAATTGTGAAGCCTTAGCGTCTTGTTCATCTACTTGAATACTGAATTCTTTAGATAGCAAATAATTGGCTTTTTGATTTACCAATTTTGTGAAATATGGGTGAGATAATTTATTATTAGATAAATTTGTGTCCTCTCTCTTCGTACCATATCTGTCTATATAATATCTCTTCTTTTCTTCAATATCATGTTTGCCTTTGTAATAATCTTGAGCCTTGAGCATTTGCTTATATAACTCGCTGTCTTTAAATTCCTGTATATTAGCAAAGATGAACTCCTCTTGTGGTTTGCCCATCTCTTGTAATCTATGAATTAGACTCTTAGTGTCCAATGTTGCTAATGTCATATAATTTGTTAAATACATAGAACGCTAACCTCCTATTTTGTTATTATAATAAACTACTGAACTACAATATTATTATAACAAGGAGATTACCAACTGAATCCTTTATTATTGACCTTATGGAGTGCATATCTAAGACTATCCATTAAGTGATTGAAATCATCTATGGGCTTGTTAATGGCTTTGCCTGTTTTCTTATCTGTATCCCACACATAGTTTGATAATTCAACGATTGTATTTGTACAAGATGGATGAACTATAATTTTGAAATCTTGTATTTTCTGGATACCATGGATAACACTATTTGGACCCTTTACTGCCCCTTCCATTCTTAACCCTAATAATTTTAATTCATTAATTGTTCTCGGGTCTTCACTATCACCTGTTATTAAGGACTTTTGATAACCTTTGTATGTAATAGAGTCTTTAATTTGACTATTTGTTGCATGATACATATATAATTCGTCAAATATGTGGATAGTTTTATCCTTTTGATTTACCAGGCAGGCTATAAATGCCGTAGGGTCGTTAGAATAACCAAAATCTAATCCATAATATTCTCTATATAATAGATTACCATATTTATCCGCTGTGTTAGCAAGTTGATGCCAATTGAATTCGTGTATTTCCCAATTATTATATACAAGACCTTCCGCAATACCCCATTCTCCCATTCCTTCAATCTTGTATCGTCTTGGGTTCTTAACTTTCATTTCTTCAAATATGGCAATATCGTCTGGATCCAAGAACTCATTGCAATCATAATTCTTTGTTAATGCTAATATATTAGGGTCATCTTTAACATCAAAGAATCTTGGTTTTAGCCATATATTTTCTGACCAAGGGTTGAAAGTTAATGTTATTTGTTTGAATAGTGGACTTGGTAACTGACCACGTATTGACATATCTAATTTATTGAAATCATCTTCATTGGCACATTGGAATGCTTCTTCAATCCATACCCAGCATAAATGTCCTTCATCTACTGTAATTGATGTAATAGAATCCGGGTCGTCTAATCCTCTAAATAAAATAACTTGCCCCGATGGAATATAAGTTAATTGTAACGGTGATTTAGATACTTTCCATTTGTGTTCTACCTTTAACTGTTTTATAGCCCATTTTAATTGAGAGAATGTGGAGTTAAGATGTGTGTTGAAGTATCTTCTAATTACTAATAGATTAGGTTTCAGTCCATACTTATGATAATAATACATCAGGCTTGATATGTAATATATAGAGGTAGTGCAAGATTTCTTACTTCCACGACCACCTTTTAATGCTCTATAACGACCTTTGAAACTCCAAAAATCGTCATATCCTTGACCTACTAATTGTTTTAGATTAATGTTTGTTGCTGACATACTTTATCCAGATTATCCACCTTATCCAAATTAATTTTCTGTATTATCCACATTATCCACATCGTCTTTCCACATATCCTCCCCGAAAAAGTTGATATCACCTGTATGATTAAGGTTGACAGTCTGAAATCCATTTAATTTATCCAAACCATCCAATGTCTGAATACAAGCATTATTGGAGGCTAATGCCATATTCTTGGATTTAAGTGCTCTAATTATCTTGTTTTCGTAGAATTCCACTTTCTTTTCGTCGTCGTTTTCAATGGCTTCCATCTTCTTTCTGGTGTAATATTCCACCTCTTTATCATAAGCAGTAGCAAGCCTATTCACCTCTAATTTATTGAGTTCATAGAGGCTTCTCCGTTCTTTAATGCTCATTTCCCGGGTCCATACTACCTGCATACGGTCTTGTTCCAATTTTATATTTTCGTAGAACTCCTGATATTGTTTAAACCATTGAGTCTGTGTCTTTTCATGTGCTCTTACATTGAGAATGTTATATGATTGTCTTTTATCTTCTTGTCTTCCATAGTTTTTAATATAGGCGTCTATCGTAGGTACACCGTTCATAATATCCACAAAGAAACCTAATTGTTTTTTATCCAAAGGTTTTAATCCAGGTATTTTATATGATTGTATTTCTTCTTGTGTTACCACTTTTTTACTCCTTATTTTTATATCAATTATTATATTACATATTATAACATATTTTTATAATTTTTTATTTCATTTTCCGCGAAAAGTGCAATTTTCTGTTTTCTGTATATGACTTTTTCTATACTCAAGAACATCTCTTTTGTATAACACAATTTTATCTCCATACTTAATTGCTCTTATTTCCTTCTGTGTAATTAATTTATATATTTGACTTCTACTGCAATATAATACTTTCGCTGCTTCTGCGGGTGTTAATGTAGGTTTTGTAATTTCTAAAAATTCATTTCTTATGTCAAAATCCGTTTCTATTTCATTAATCCTAAATTCACTGTGTTTGCATACAACTTGATTATAAAACTTTACGGCATTTTCTCTTTCTTTGAAAAGACCTATTACACGTTCATCCCTTGTTAATTGATATATTTTCATTAATACCTGTATCTCCATTTATCACAAGTGTATGTATTCATAACTTCGGTCTTTTGTTTTTCGCAATTTAATTTATCTGTTAAAATAGAATGTTTGCAATATAAACAGCAATCCGCTGAATATTTATCTGTTTTTCTATAATTATATTTGTTCATTTTCCATTTTACTCCCACCAAAAATTAAAACTCGGAACTCGTGTTCTTTTTGTCTGTGAAACTCTATTAACTGATATAATTTGTTTCGGAGTTCTTTATTTTCTTGCTCTTTGGCTTTGAGTTGTTTATATAGTTCATCACATCTGTTTTTATATTCGTTATTATACATTTCTGATTGTTCACTCATTTTTATTTCCTTTCGTTAAAATAATTATTAACTGCAATTAAGGCATCTTCTGTTGTATGAACTTGAAAATTTGTAACACCTACAAAATAATCACAATCATTTTCTAATTCTTTGCGCATATTCGGTCTGTGGTTAGAAAATCTAACTTTAAATTTCTTATTTCCCTTTTCTACTGTTAAGTGTTTAGAAACGGTTGTTTTTGCTTCGTATAATGAAACTTTATATCCTGACTTTAATAATTCTTCCGCAAATATAATCCATTTAGCTTTTCCATATTTTTGAGAAGTTTTATATTGCAGTATTTCCAAAGTTAAATATTTATGCGCTAATTTCTTATTTTTTAGTCATTATTGCTCCATTATCGTTCTTATCATTATTATTATGGCAATTATAAGCATTATATTATAGATTATTTCATATTTATACTTTCTTATTAACTTCATCTTTAACCTCTACAACTTTAATATGTCTTTCGTCCATACCGTACATATCCTCTAAATGCATAATTGCATTTTCTGCGTCTTGTTTATTATTGAATTGATAATAAACTTTTCCTGTTATCTTATTGACTACTTTATACATTATTTTCTCCTTTTTGTTCGTCAATCCATTCTAAAAATTGTTTTGTGTCCATTTCATCGCAAAAACATTTGTCCTTTACTTTGTAGAATAACGACCTAAATGCTCCGTCATTTTTTCCGAACTCAACTGCCATTTCTTTTAAATTGTTCGTTGTTCTTATGCTTAAATATTCTAATAATTTTTGTTCTGCCGGAGTTAAACTAAACACCGTTTTTCTTCCTGTCCCTATTTGCATTTTTCTTTAATACCTTTCTGAGTAAATCCTTAAATGCCCCATTAACTAACCAATATCTTTCTGCCCGGAAATTACTAAATTCCGAACGTGCCAATATACAACGTAGCTTAGAAACACTGCAATCAACGAAGTTCAATTCAGTAATTTGAACAAGTGTCATTATTTGACCTTTATCCTGTAGAATTTTATTTAATAATATTTTCGTGGCACCTATTGTATTATTTTCCACAATACCTTTAATTAGGTCCATCTTTTTGCGTAGAAACACATTTTCTAATTCTAAGACCTTATTCTTTTCCACCAGATAATTTCTGCTACCTTCAATCATTTCTACCCCTATTGTTCCGAATTATCTTTCAAATTAAGTATCTCTAAAGACAATAGAGATTCTCCTTCATTGTGTGTTATTTTAATAATTTCTTGACCTGTTAAGTTCAATTCCTTTATAATTTTCTTTGGCAAGTTGATATAATAACCTGTTTTAGAACTCTGTAATTTTCTTAATTCAACCGTCATTATAAATTCTCCTCTTTATTGTTCTATAATTGGGTAATTCTTTGCACGTTGACTATAACATCTTTCTAAGTCTTCTACCGTCTTGCACAAAATAAACTTATTAGCGACATCTCTTGTCATATCATTACACGTCGACCAGAAATCTAATAAAGTGTCTATTAATTGTTTGTGTGAGGATAAAAGTTTTAAAACTTCCTTTATATCTGCTTCCCCACAATCTATGAGAATTGCTAAATTTATTGCTAATGCTTTTTGCTCTCTATCTAATTTATACATAATATGTTTTTCCTCCTCATAATAATATATAGAAAAATAAACAGTATTATAAAAATACTGTTTACTTTTTATTGAATATCTATACTAATTTCCCATTTACCCAGAAAGTTATTTTATCCGGGTTTATTTCTTTGTCCTGTTCTCTTTCAGTAAAAAGAATTTCTCTTAATTCTTTTACAGTTAAATCTTGATTTGTTATTCTTGTTAGAACTCTTCTTAAATCTCCGTATGTCATTTTTGTTCTCCTTTTCTTTTTCGTGTACATATATATAATACACGAAAAAAATATGTTTATAACATTTTTCACGTTTATTTGTTACAATTCTTAACAATTATCCTCAAACTTCAAAATGCCATTAGCATATAAATACATAGCCACCTTATACATAATTTCCCGTCTGACAAAATATCCATTAGCTGCCGTCCTTCCAGCAATGTCCTCAAATACTTTGATATGGTGACCAAATGTAGTATATCTCTTCTCATATTCTTCGTGATTAAAATAAAATTCCCTCATTATTAATTCATGTTGCGTGTCCTTGAAAAATTGTAGGGCTCTTTCTATGGCATCACATACTTTTTTATCCGTTTCTGTGGAACTTTTCTTAAGAGAATAATAATTACGAAGACTGTTTTCTACGAATCTATATTGCCATTCTTCTAATAATCTCATTATTTGTCCTCCGTATGTTCTACCGGAAATAATCTCTTCCTATTAGAATATGTTAATTCCTGTATATACTTCTTATAACACATAGCCCCAAAACCTAATTCTTTTGCTTTTGTACTCTTTAATTCCCTGCCACACCTTCTACAGAATACACGCTTAGATTCCTGCTGTTCCTGTATAACGGCTAACGCTTCCCATATAGTTATTTGATGCATAATATTTATCCTCATATTACATTACACATGACACCAGATAAGATAAAGCGTATTGTGGTTCAATCCGTCCTATCTTAATGGACTCATCTGTATATTTAATAACTTTCATTATTCTTAATAATTCCTTAGCAGAATAATTATGTCCTTTCTCATATGCCATTTTAACTTGCCACCCTGTTAATCCGGTTGTATCACTAATTTTGCAACCCTCCGGACATACCGCCACTAATAACATAGCCTTAATATTGTTATATAACAGACTTAATATTGCTATGGGCGAATCTTTCACGGGGTCTAAATATGTCAATAATTCAAAGGTTGTTTGAATATTTCTTTTGCAAATAGCATCTACAAGTTCAAAGGTTATTTCATTTTTGGTTGTATATATTAATCCTTCGGATATAATCTTATCGAATGCTTGTTCCGCTGTTAGGTTGTAACAAGACATCAGATTTTTCAACTTATCCACTTCCATAAGAATTCTATTGTAAGAATTTTCACACATTACCGCTAAATCCGTGGCGTGTTGTGTAGATAAATCTAAATCTTTCTGAATGTATTTTGCTAACATACTTTCATGTAATTTTTCAAACTCACATATTTTATCCTTGTAGGCTTTATAGAATTTACCCCGCTTATCCAATTGACTATATACGAGAATAATTGTGTGCTGATTATTAGCAAATAATTCTTCCCAATGTTTTTCCTGTTTTAAGAAATCAAAGTCATCTAAAATAACATAAACATTAGAATCATTGGTTAATTTAGATATTTTTAGAGTTTTAAATATTTCCCCGACAGTGTCTTTTCGAATAACAGTTCTTCTAAGTGAATTGGCAATTTGGTTGATGTATATATTCATAATCTTAATTTCATCACCCGTGAATATATAAACATTGTCGAAAGATTTATCTATGATAGATTTTTTTAATTCTGCTAAATTCATTCTTGCCTCCAGCATTCTCTTATACCTAATATAAGACTATCCATGCAATATTGTTTATTGACGGAGTTTTTATATTGAATTTCCTTAATTGTATCACACACTAATATATAAGATTCAAAATAACTATGTTCATCTAAATTGTAATAATTATTCAATAACTCGTACTTTAATGCCTGCAAAAATAATAACACATCCCACTTATCTTCGTCTTTTTTAAGCGCGAGTTTGAGTTCTATTTTGAAGGCATTGGCAGAACTTACCGTGTGTAAGTGTTTAGACCCTGTGTTGACGAATGAACTGAATTCCTCTACATTGTAGTTCATTAATATGTCGACTTGTTCGGGTACTGTGGCAACATTAAGAATGAATTCAATTTGATTATTCGTTAATTCATTATCTGGGTACTTGGTCAATAAATAATTCTTTAATTCTTCTTGTGAATAATCGTCCATTTTAAGCACGCACGCTCTACTAATAATTGTTTGCAGTGTGTTTGATGTGTTCGTAACTGTGGATAAAAAATACGCCTTTTGTGGTGGTTCTTCTGTTATTTTAAGCATTGCGTTCTTTGCTTGTACACTCATTTTATCTGTATCGGGTATAACATAAAGAATAGGTTCTGTATTTCTATAAGAATTCTGTATAACTTCTCTTACTTCGTCTACACCTGTTCCCATAGATACTAATGGATAACCAAGTTTCTTAGCAATCTCCATACACATTAATTTCTTGCCGGAACCTTTACTTCCTACAAGAAGGACAAATCTTGGAAATCCGTTCTCAATTAATCTATCCACTTTATCCAATAATTTTTCTTGTCCAATCATATTATTTCCTCAACCATTCAAATAATGTTGCTTCGATATACTGTTTAACATGAGTTTCCCTTTTAAGAGAATTATTCAATTCTAATAAGTTTGTCAATAAATCATCTGGCAACTGTTTTGAAAACTCTTCTAAATCTTCTTTAAGTGTGTTAGGTAACTGTAAATATTTGAAATCTTTGAATATTCTATATTTATAAACATCCAAAGTGAATAACCAGAATTGCTTCATAAATTGAGTCAGGTCCACTCCGGAATTATATACTTTTTCAATTATCTCTAAACTATTTTCCAAATTATTATTAATTATTTGATTCATTAACGCACATAATACGTCATAATTCACAGAACCTAATGCTTGTAATACATTTTCAGTGGTTAGGTTTTCACTATATGAAAGACATTTATCCATTAAGGTTACGGCGTCGCGCATCCCGCCGTCTGCAACTTTTGCAATATATTCAATTGCGGCTGGTTCATATGTTATATTTCGACCTTCTTTAATTTCCTGTTCTAATATGTAATTAAGCCTTGAAATAACACCTTCGAGACTTATTTTCTTGTAGTCATATCTTTGAACACGACTGAGAATTGTTGCCGGAATTTTCTGAGGGTCTGTTGTGCAGAAAATAAATATTGTATTCTTCGGAGGTTCCTCAATTAATTTAAGCATTGCCTGCCAAGCGGCGTTGCTTAGTGCGTGACATTCATCGATGATATAAACTTTGTATTCGCTATCCAATGCTCTCATCTTGGCTTGGTCAATAATTATTCTTACTTGTTCCACACCGTTATTGGAAGCACCGTCAACTTCAATAGGTGTTCCTTTTCCTTTGTTAATCTCATTTGCAAATATTCTCGCCGTCGTTGTCTTGCCTGTTCCGGCACTACCCGTGAACAAATAGCAATTCTTATGTGTTCCCGTTTGTAATTGATTTCTCAATATTGCAATAACTGAACCCTGCTCGGTCACTTGCTCGAACGTTTTAGGTCTGTACTTCAATGCTAATGTTATACTCATTGTTACTCCTCGTTATCTTTCTTATTCATACATCTTTCTAAATTCGTTATAATATCTTTCAACTGTTCGTAATTATGTGATTCGGATGGACACTTTTGGACTTCACAATCACTTGTATCACAAATAACATCTAATAAATGTAACGTGAATTCTGTACTTACTCCCATTACACCAGAAATATTCTTAATTGCTGTCGCCAATGCCTTCAATAGTGCTAACGGTTGTCCATCTAATTTAACCTGTACACAATTCTTATCTTCCCCTTGCTGTATGTGCAATTCCTTGAAATGTGATTCTTCCACACGTTCTAATAATTCTCCATATAGCAAACGATGTACAAATTTGTCCATTATGTTTATTCTCCTTTATCTAATAATTGTTTGAATGTTTTTTCGTTGACTACATAATATATAGATTCTTCGGGTCCAAAATTAAAGGCTAATGCCATATTGGATTTACGCATTGCAAACCTTTCTTCTTCCAATTTATCTAACCATTCCTTCTTAATACTCATGCTCTTAGTTGACTTTGTTGATGTCTTACATTCTATTAACCAATTGTCCGTTACAACATCGCCTTTACAGAAAGGAGTAGCACCAGAATTGGGTTGAACTTTTCCATTTAATTTCTTTGCCACAAAATTTTCTTGTCTTTTGCTAAATTTTCTTGTATTCATAATGTCTCCTTACATATAATATATAGAAAAATATGCGAATTAATAAATCATCGCATACTTAATAATTGTTGAGCCTTATACCTTGCCCACTCACCTGCCTGTCCTTTCAATAAATCATAACCGGAACAACCTGTCCAAGTCTTAAAGACATCTTGAAATACAGCCTGTTGACATTCTTTAATATATTTTGAGTGCAGTATAACAAGTTCACGGCACCAATTATCAAACATAGTATCAGAAATGATATTGTTATTAAACTCATAATAGATAGCCGAATGAACTAATATCTGTCGGCGTCTTCTATTTATTTTTTCTAAAATATCTTCCTTACGGTCAAACTGTTTCTTATCAAATAATGCCATAACTATTCACTCAACATATTCATAATATTATCATACAGATAATTATATACATCTTCGTCCCCTTTAATATAATCTACAAGATTATATTTACCTTGAAACTTAGCAATATTTCCATCTGCATCCATTAATACTTCACCCGTATCTTTATCAGATAAAATAGTAAACCAGGCTCCTCCTTGAATAATTATTCCATATTTAAGAGCCATTTCGACCAAATCCATATACTTATCTACACCGGTACTATAATTCAGGGTATAACTGCCATTCTTTCTGTCAGGTTTGAATACTTTGGTCTTTTCCACTCTAATATTGACATAGTTACCAACAGCACCGTTGACCGTTCTTGTTAAATCTGTATAATTTTCATTATAGTAAGGTCCTTTGCCAAACATTAACCTTAGGGAGCAAACGTGTTTCCACGTCTTACCACCCGGAGTTTTATACATACTATAAGAATTAGAAATGTCTTCCCTCATTTGATTAATCCCTATAAAAGTGCAATTATATTTTGCACAAGCATATTCAATTTTCTTGCTAAATCTTGTTAAAGGTCCGGCAATACCACAATAGGTCTTCTCGTCCATTGACTTCGTCCATTCTTGTTCAGATAACATAGCACCCAAACTGTCTAATACTACAAGACCAACCTCCCCTGTTAATACCATATCTTCTATATTTTGGAATATTTGTTCAGCACTTTGGGATAATGGTTGCATAAAATATAAATCTTCTACATTAACACCCAAGACACGAGCCCAATCTTCGTCAAACGTATTCTCACAATCAACCCATACTATTGCTTGAGGTTTACCTTTTGCTAACAAATACTTCAATCTATCCTGTTCACTTTTATTAGGTTTATCTTTTTCTTGTAGTTCCTTAATCTCGTTATCATATTCTTGTTTGAAAACTTTTTGTGAATTTGCTACAACATCTAATGCAGTTGTTGTCTTTCCACCATTTTCTTCCCCAAAAAATTCAATAACTCGTCCTCTGGGTATTCCACCATATAGACTATAACAAGCAGTTAGGCTGGAAAAAGGTATTACAGAAGATTTCTGTCTTACTTTGCCCACTGTTGCAACTTGCTCTTTATATTGCTTGTTTATTTCCGAAAATAAGTCATCAAGTTTCATTTTTATTTCCTTCCTAATTATGGGCTCGACCTGTTAAGTTAAGAGCATTCTGTCTTCTACCTATAACTTTCTTAATGCTATTCAGTAACTCCAGCCCTATTTCATATTTCATTTTTAATTGCTTGTAGGCTCTTTGGTAGCAAGAATGAACAATAAACTCATGTTGACTTGCTAATTCTGCCGTAGCCGTCTTATCTGCTATTGTACCTATTGCTTGTTCATAACTGTTATTATATAATTCCATTTTAATTGCTTTTGCTACATCTTCTCTTAATCCAAGAGCCTCTTGACCTTCTCCTGCAAAATATAAATAGCAAGGCAAAGTCATACACATATCGTCTAATTCTTCATCTGTCGGAGGATTAACCTTGTCTGTAATTATATCCCTACAAAGAGTAACATAATCGTCCAAAGGTTTAGCATAATCGTTGACAAGTCTTTTAACAATTTCGTCCACCTTAGAAGCGTTGTCCTGTATGCGATTCTCCGTCGATTTAACCTTAGTTAAATCTGTATTCAGTAGTAATTGTTCTGCTGTTAATTTTCCCATAGCATTTCCTTATCCAAATCATCTAATAATTTATTCAAATTGTAATTATAATACTTCCTTTTCTTTGTCCCTTGTACTTCCATAAACTCAAAATCCGAAAAGGATTTGACACCTATACTTTTTTTATTCTGTACATACATTCTGTCGTAAATTTCTTTGGCACTTATAGCAATAGTTTTATCCAAATCTATAAACCAAATAATAAAGAAACAACTTACTCCCGCTTTAATAGATTCATATTGCATATCCATTAAGGCTTTTTCGTTTATATTTGAAAATGGAAAGGATGTTCCCTTAATCGTCTTACATTCAATATAATATTTATTAGGTTTTCGATATACAATTAAGTCCGCAATATTATAAGCCCCAGCGTACCCGACATTATCGTTAATTCTGTCAACAGATACATTGGGTATCTGTTCAAATTGCTGTCTAATTAACTGTTCAAATTTCTTACCGTCATTTTTAGCCATTAAACAGTTCCCTTACAGATAGCCTTATAATCGCAATATCTACAAGTCTTAGCACTTATGTTCCCCGGAATTGCAGGCACTCTATTTTCCTTAATGTGTGTATCACAATCATGTATCTTGTCCAATACAAGGTCTTTAATCTGTTCTTGTGTGGGTGTGAAAATATAGGCTTTTTTACTGCAATTATCCCTATTCTCATATAAGAATAATACATCCGGAATTCTTATTGTATGGCTATATGTGCAAGCCTGTGTATAATGTCCTTCGTCTACATCTGTACGTGAATTCCATTTGAAACTTGCTTCTGTCTTAATTTCCAAGATGTAATACTTGCCACGATATCTAATAACACCATCACACATGAACCTTAAATTTAACTTGCTATGCCATAATTTCGTTTCATATCCTTTTTGTTCAATAACTTGCAAATCCGGAACATTATTTTCTTTAATATAATCGGCTACATTAAGATATTCACAGTCGAACCCATTTTCTTTCATATCCATAACGGCTTGTTGAATTCTTTCGTGCCTATCTGTTCCACTTTCGCAAATACCAACCAACTCGCTGCTTGACGGTTCTTCATCTTTAGGTGTGCCTGTCATGTAATAATACATCATGCGTACGCAATTCATTGAAGAAGGTTTATACGCAATAGATGTAGGTTTACCACGGTGGTCACTATCTGTTTTTTCTATACTCTTTTGTAATTCTATCAGAAAGCGCTGCGAATCAGCAACGCCTTCCGATGTAGAATTTTTAGCAAGTTTTGTAAGGTTAGAAAAATTTAATCTTGCCATAACTATGCACCAACCTTAACTCTATCATCTTCACTTAATGATACAATTTGAACAATAGCCCCAGAAGCCAATTTAATTGCGGTATCGTTACCATAATACAATTCAATGACATCCGTCTGTTGCGAATCGATTTGTGATTTCAATATTTCAATATCGATGCAACAAGTGAAAGACTGATAAGATGTGCTTTCTGAATATCTAATTAATTCCCTACCTGTTCCTTGCTTGCTCTGAATATCTATACCTTCATTCGTGAATGTTAGATAAACCTCATTCTTATCGTAAGTACCAACGAACAAAGACAATCTATCCAAAATATTTAACAAAGCATCTTTTGGCAATTTGCACTTACTTTCGAATGGTGTTTGTAAATAGTTATTGATTGCAGATACCGGAAAATTATTCTTTTCTAATAACAATTTACCATAGATTGTAGCATCTGGTGTGCTAATAACGACATCTGTATCCCCTACTGCAATATTAACATCTTCGCTTGTTAATACTGTAAACAACTCAACAACCTGGAATGGTAGCATGAAAGTATTTGTAAGGGATGTTATCTTATTATGACATGCTACAAAACTATCACTTGTCAATACTCCATTATTATCCATATAATAACCAGTCAATGCTGGAACAGTTAAATCCTGTGCAACAGAGGCTCTATTAGTTGTCAATATAGATTTCAATGTTGCTAATTTAATTGATTCCGCTACACCTACGCTGGGTTTATTGTATTCAGGAAAATGCACCAAAGAACCATCTTCATCCGCAGGTAGTTCAATTTTATATTGACCGTTAGACTTGACTGTTAATACATTGCCATCTACTGTTAAGGTCACTTCTTCTGTTGTAAGTTTACCAATCAACTTACTGAAAATATCTGCTTGAACTACAACATAGAAATCCTCACCTTGTACCTTATCCTCTTTTATTTCTAAGTAGTTGGAAAAGTCTGTTGTCGTCAATGTTAGAACATTATTTTTCAACTCAATGGCTAACATACTTGTCAATGGTAAAATCTTATTATTGCTGGCACCCTTCATTGCCTTTTGTGTCATCTCCTGTAATTTTTTTGTCTTTAATTTGAGCATTTTTCTTATCCTTTCTTCTATAAACCTAATGCACTTAATACTCTATCCTCTAAGGTGCTATTCTTACGAAATTCACCCCTTGTTAATAACGAATCTGTCTTTGCCGTATAATTCTTAACTCCTCTTGTCGTCATACAAGCGTGTTTCGTATCATACATGACCACCATAAAATTTTTCATACCTAAAAATTCTAAAACTTCTGCTATATCTCTTACAATTCGCTCTTGTACTTGAAATCTCTTACATACAAGTTCAGAAATTCTTGCAAACTTAGAAAGACCTAATACTTTACCGTTTTCAGGTAGATATGCGATAGCAATTTTTCCATCATACATTAATGCTCCATGATGTTCGCAATGACTAAATACTGTGATATCCTTAACAATTACAAGGTCATCACTTCCAATTTCGAATTGCTTATCAAATTTCTTAGCAATTTCTTCATTAGAATATAGTTGTCCTTCAAACACCTCCATTAGATAGTTTGTCATTCTTGTAGGCGTTTCGGACATAGCACTATCTTCTAAATCCGCCCCCAATGATTCCAGAAGTCCCTTAACGTAGACTTCAATGTTCCAATGTCTGAATTTCTTATCTTTCGTACCGTCAAGATTATCGTATTCTACCATGAATTTATCTTTATCTACTGTCATTATTTATACACCTCTTTTATCTTTATCCCAAATTACCTTATGAATTTGGATTTGTGTTCTAATAAAATCTAAACCTTTTTCTAACACATAATTCACAATTTGTGCAGGTTCTATTTGTCCAAAAATAGGACTAACGAACACCTGTGCTTTAACTTTTCCAAAACTTAACTCATGTAGCGTCAATACGCTATTCATCTGTTCTAAATCTTCTAACGAACCCACAACGAATTTAAGACAGTCCTTAGTCGTTAGAAATGCTAAATTATTTTCTAACATTTTTTCGGACATACCGCTTGAAAGGCTCTTGTAGTCCATTGTGTATGAAAGGCAAGATGTTCTACGTGTTTTCAATTTATTATGGAAAGATTTTAAATCTACTGCCCCATTAGTTTCAATTTCCACGGTAAATCCATTATTACAAAGCAAATCCACTAACTCCGGAGCATCTGGTTGAAGTAAAGGTTCCCCTCCTGTAAGAATAACTCTTTTTATGTTCAATTTTTCACACACATCAAGAATTTCTTGTGGAGTCATTTGTTTATATTCTCCACCTTCTACGGCATGAAGGCTGTCACAATAACTACATCTTAAATTGCAACCGTAAGTTCTAATAAATATTGTAGGATATCCGGCATTTGCCGCCTCACCGCTTATTGACTTAAAAATTTCATTTATTTTCATTAATCCATCTCCCAAGTTGCGATATTACCTTCTGATTCTTGAACAGTTACCTTATAGCAAGTAGCACCTATTCTAATTAAATTAACTTCATCTGCAATCCATTTTGCTAAATTTTCTGCCGTAGGATTAAAATCAACAACATTGTTGAGATGTTTATGGTCTAATTGATTATGAATTTTATTCTTTAAATGTTTGAAATCTATTACCATACCATTTTCATCTAATTTTTCTGCTTTGGCATATATTGTTACAATGAGATTATGCCCGTGAAGATTTTCACAAGGACTTTCATAATTTAATTTCAATTGGTGTGAACATGCTATTTCCATTCTTTTGCTTACTTTATACATTTCATTACCTCCTATTTAATATATAGAAATTTGGTTTAATCTATAAAATAGGAACAAGTAATTTACCTGTTCCTATTCGTTTAATTATTAATACATCTGACCGCATTCCTGATATTTAGAATATAGTTCGTGCATTCTGTCTTCGTGTTCCTTAATACCTAATCTATTAAGTCTAATAGGTAATTTATCTTCATGTCCACCATTTCTAAGAAGTTCAATTGTGTCGTAGATAAAATCATCTCTGAATCCAATACGTTCCGCTTCCTCTACCGAAGAAACAAAATACACCTCTTCGATGTTTGCCCACATAATTGCGGATAAACACATAGGACAAGGATAACCTGTTGCAATTAATGTGTAACCACTCAAATCAAATGTATTTAAGTTCTTACAAGCATTCCTAATAGCGTTTACTTCCGCATGTGCAGTAGGGTCATTTGTCCCTGTGACAGTATTCCAACCCACTCCCACTACGTTATAATCGTTATCCACAATAACAGCACCAAAGGGTCCTCCATACTTGTTTAAATCTTGTTCAATAATATCAATGTTTTCTTTTATAATGTTGCTGAGTTTTTCCATAGTATTAAACCTCCTTGATATATTGTATAGCCCTGTCGTCTAATAATGTGGAATAAGGTAACTTATTCATAATTAGAGCATCGTATTGTATATTATTATTCTTAAGCCACGTCTCTGTTTCTTGTCTATCACACTCGAGACGGGCTGTGTATAATATCTTAAATTCGTTATCACTCACCATAATGTCATCTTGCTTAATTTTTTCTGCAAAGGGTTTATTATCAAGTTCACAAAGAACACCATCTATATCAATAGCTCTAATTTTATAGCCTTTGCTCATTAGATAAAAGAAAAATCTACTGACTCTATCTTGTTCGTAAGTATGAATTTTTCGCATATATTCTGTAATGATATCTTTAGATAGCTCAATACCTGTGTCTATTTGATTAGTTTCTAGCGCAATTACACGTCTTAAACAAGCCGGACAGTTGCCACACGGCTTATCATCAACGGGTGTGTAACAAGAAAAAGTATTTATAAGTTTTTCTTTATGTCTAAAGGTTTGAATGATTTCTCCTTTGGTTTTCTGCCAATATGGACTCCAGATTTTCACTTGGTGTTCAGAAAATCTACTAACGAGAATTGACATTTGCTCAAAAGCTTCTTCTGTTTTATCCACACAATGGTCATCTGCAAGTCCTGCCATCAAGATTTCATCTGGATTATAAACTAAGCTAGCTAAGCAAGCCATGGTCATATTACGATTATTGATAAAAATACCATCAGCTTCGAATGTACTGTTTACTTGAATCACTTCATATTTTGTCCCAAGTTTATTCAAAGCCTGCATCTCTTGTCTTGCGTAAGGTTGTCCAAAGTCTACATATACGTTAATTCCAGGATACTCTTCACTCATTATATAAGAATCTATTCCGGCGCTTACGAGGTTCACTCTTTTTATTTCTGACATTAGAACAATCCTCCTTTCTTGAATCTGTTTTGTCCTTTATACTGATAATTATTCGCCCAATCATATAGGTAATGAACATTGAAATTAGAGCGTTTTCTATAATCTTCTTGCAACTCCTGCAAGCTAATATTATAGTGATTTGCCATTTGCTCAATTTTGTGTTTTGCTTCTATGGGCATGTTACTTATATGCTCTGGCTTATGCTGACCTTTTTCACTCACATAAATCGTTCCATAATCTGTCATAATGTTACCATTAGCACCACACATTAGCCAAGAAGTTGCATCACTACTTGTGAATGGAAACATTTCTAATTCTTTCTTAATTGCACAGCCTAAATAATGCACCTTAATGTTCGGATTATTGCTGTTCTTAATTGTAGCAAAGCAAGTGTTCATCCATTTATATCTATCCTCTCCAATCTTATCCTTTTGTCCAGAAAGACAAACATAATGCACACACTGACCATCTATCTGATGGTTAACAATGCGTTCTAAATGGGAATATGGTTCTTCCTTATGAAATACTGGTATGAGTTTTTCTGGCTGTTTGAGTTTTCTTAGCATATACAAATAGTTTTGCCAAGATTTTTCTGTTGATTCCTTAACGTGGTCCAATGTCCTTTGCTGCATCCATTTACCAGGAATATGGTCTAACTGAATAAACCAGTCTAAAAACTCTGAGTTTTCATTCAGCCAAGCAATGTATTTTTCCACATCAACATCACCACCAGATTTGTGTGCAGAAAAGGCACCACTATCAATTAAAAATTTACCTTGCCAAGTTCCGTCTTTTTTAAGTTGTATAAGTTTTTGGATTTGTTTCTGGTCATTAACATAGGATTTCAAGATATTAGCGTTTAATCCAACGATTAAATCCTCTGTCTCTTTGCTTTGTGTCCCAGCAAAATAAAAATCAAAAGCCATTTGTCCTCCTTTATACAATATACAGATTTTTATTTTATTTATTAAACTTGAATAGGTGTATGGTACCAACCTTCTGTAACTTCTGTATCACAGACGAGTGGAACACTTAAATCACTTCCGGCATTAACCATACACTCTTCAATTAACTGCTTTACTTCTTTAATATTTTCTTTTGGACATTGCCCAATTATTTCGTCATGAACATATACCAATAATTGAAATTCTAACTCTTTTAATCTATTATTCGTTCCAAGAAGATAAAGTGCTTTCTTTGTTAAATCAGCCGCACTGCCTTGAATACGTGAATTAACGCACTGTCTCTCAGCGTCTGCTATCTTCATAGTGTTTTCTTTTACTGTAATACCCTCACTTTTCATGTTCTCAATTAAACTTTGTTTTTGTTTCCAACCTCTGCAAGCGTTAAGTTGATTTGTATAACGTACAATTTCTTCATATGTTAGGTCATTTGAATCTTCCATATCAAAGGATAAAGGATCGAAGTTTGTTGATTTACTTGTATCCAAAGTGAATTCATATTGTGGTAACTGCATATCAGGCAACCTTCTTTTTCTTCCCCAATTCGTAGTCACATAACCTAATTCACGTGCCATATTCTGACTGCTAACCATAAAGTTATATAAACCTGGAAATGAAGTCATAACCTTATCATAAATTTCTTGTGCTACGCCAACAGTAACACCTAAATCAGTTGCAATAGATGGAACTTGTTTTCCGTAACAGATACCTAATACAATTGCCTTTGCGTGTCCTCGTCTTTCTTTACCTTGCGGGTTTTTAGTACCATCTGCTCTAAATTCCTTGCATTCCTCGTAAGGCACATTGAACGCAATACTTGCAATTTCACAGTATAAATCTTTGCCGTCTTTATATGCCTTAATCATTTTTTCATCTTGGCACATATGAGCAGTTAATCTCGGTTCTTGTGCTGAATAGTCGCAACTTAACATATACATTCCTGCATCCGCAATAAACATTTTTCTAATATCATCATTGTGTGAAGGTATATTTTGCATATTGGGATCTGAACTTGAAAACCGCCCGCTAACAGCTCCATATTGATTAAAACTGCAATGAACTTTTCCTGTTTTAGCGTTTATTTCACCTGGCATTTTATCGATGTAAGTAGATAAAAGTTTTGCTACCCCTCTGTATTCTAAAATAGCATCACAAATATCATGCTTCATATCTTTTAAAATTTCTTCACCGGTTCCTCTTGGTTTACGCTTATCATTATTCGTCAGCTTCAATATGTCATAAAGCAATATTGCAACCTGTGTAGGACTTCCAATATTAATGGGGTCACTTAATTTATTGTCCGGAGTTTTAATTTTATAACTTTCAATCTCGTTCTTATACATATCACAAATATTATAGAATATTTGTAACTTTTCTTCCAATAATTTATGATACTTATCTGAAAGTTGTTCGCAGTAATTAACATCTAATTTAACACCATTATCCTCTGTGTCCGCTACTATTGTTACAATCGGCATTTCAATATTCCAGAATACTTCTGCCATCTTTCTTAAATCTTCGCGTTCATTACTTAAATCTAAGAATTGCTTTTGAAACTCATATAATTCATAAGTTATTTCAGCATCCCTTGCGGCATAAATATATCCGGTATTAATTGGAACGTGAGTGAACGGTACACCTTGAAACAAATCTGTGAACGATACACTACTATCAGACTTTTCACAATATTTAGCATATAATGCTTTAAGCCCACTATTAGGTTCATTTTCATTAAGTATTTTTGACGCAAGATAGCCATCATAATAAACATTAAGTTTAACACCTAATTGATTCTTAATTACACGATAATCAAATTTTCCATTGAATGTTATAGCAGGAATATCCTTTATTCGTTCAAGTTGCTGAGATGCTACGTCCATATCAATTTGGTCTTTGCTTTTGATTAATGTGATATAACTAACATGATTAAGAGGAACGTAAACAGCCTTTTGTCCCGGAGTATATAAACTGAATCCGGCTATTGTTGTCGTGATTGGGTCTAAGCTCGTTGTCTCTGTGTCTATTGCATATATACCATTATTCATAATAGCATCTATATATTCTTGTAATTCCTGTTCTGTTCTAATAACATTGTAGCGTTCTTGGTATTTACCAAGATGTTTCTGTGCCAGAGCAATACTTGTCTTTACTAACTCCAATAAAGAGGAACCGCCCGATATTTGAACGGTTCCTGCTGTATTAGATTGTTTATTTTTTAATTTCTTAACTAATTTCCCGTCCTGATTTCTATCCGGACGTACACCTAAATCAAATAATGCCACAATACCACCTCTTAGAATACATCAGTTTGTGCTTGTGCATTATTTTCTCTTGTTCTTACTTGTCTTCTAACAATAGGCTGTTCACCTGTGTTAGAACGAGAACGTCTGTCTGTTGCAGGGTTTCTATCTTGTTGTGATTTGTTTGCTTCCGTTGAAGGCAATTTACCTGTGGCTAAAAAATCTTCCATTTCTTCCTTCGTTAATTCCTTAACAATGGTACCAACAATTTCAGGTAACTCTGGCAAATCTTTAAGTTGAACAGCGTCTCTTGAAATATGAATCAATTCATATGTTGTGTCTTTATCACCTTTCTTACCATTGCGTTCAATTTCAAAAATGTTTGAGACAAGAGGTGTAAAGCGTCTTGATGCACTTTCTAACTTTGATAAGAATGTTCTACCACGTTCCCATATTTTAACTTCTTTTGTATTTTTTAGATACAACGGAACCCAGAGTTTAACATTCAATTTATTGCCTGCTGCACATAAAGGACAGTCATCAATAGGTTGGTCATACTCTCTTAAACAATTAACCCAATATTTATTTCCACTAACTTCAATTTCGTGAACACTGAAGCAATCCACATCGTTCATATCATTATACATCAGACGAACTTGTTCATAATCACCGTCATTTTCTAAACTAAAATAAGAACCTGCTCCAGCTGGTTTATAATTTTCTGCTTGGTCTGCTTTAAATCTTGCCATTTTGTTTTTCTCCTTTTCCTTTTGTTTCTTTTTATCTTACGTTTAATATATAGATTTGTCAAATTATTTATAAAGATGGTGAAGTTTAATTCTTAAACTCTTTCTCATATTACATAGTGTCATTACACTTACATTCATGTATTCTGCTATTTCCTTATTAGAACCATAATCCATCGCTAATAATTCACAATACATCTTCTCACGGTGTGTCAGTGTATCTGGCAAAAATACCGTCTTACATTGTATGTTCATATCCCCCATAACATCGAATCCCTCTTCCATAAGATAATTAAGACTTGTAGAATTATATATAACACATCTCTTATGAGTGTTAAGATACTGCGATTCTTCTCTTAATTTATTCTTATATACACGGCAGAAATATGTCGTAAATTTATTCTTACTTCCTGGTATATAAGTCAGTAAGCACATTGGTAATTTCTCTAATGCAAAACTAATGCACTCAGTAATTTCAAATTGAGGATACTGTGAAGAATTAACAATTATTAATCTTTTAAGTAAGTCAAACGCTTCCGCAATTATACAATCATAATGCGTCTGTCTATATAAAGAACTTAACTGTTCTAAATTTAACCCTTTAATTTCTTCATCTCTGTAATTGTTTAGAATCTTTGTGGTCGTTTCCATCGTTATTGTCCTTTCTGTCTTTTGATGTGATTACATTAACAATATAAATTAAACTATAAATAAATTTATAAATCAATACCCTATAACATATTTCTTAAATAATAATTTTATACCTCCAGTAATATTAGGAAAAATTTGTGATGCTTAGAATTAATATGTAGCATAAAAATACCCCCATAGACTATTCTACGGGAGTATTTGTAAATTATTTACAATTAAACAAGGGAGTCAACCAATGCATCTATGAAGTGTTTTGTCTCTTCCGAATTACCTTCTAACATAACCTTGAATTTATAGGGATTGTCGTATTTTGGTGCTTCCATTACTTTGATTTCCTCTGGTATAAGCAATTCGTCTATTTCGTATTTGTAGACTATACCAACCTTATTTGCTGAATAAACATAGTAGAAAAATACATTTTTGCCGTTATATTTGATTGCTCTTTTGTTTGGTTCTGAGTAGTATTTGATTTCACAGCCTTTATTGACTGCCGCTTGTTCAAAGTATTTTGCTAAGTCATTGTGCTCGTTCGGTTTTAATTGTCTTTTTGCTTTTTCTTTAATAACTTGCTCAGCTGTTGTATCTTCTTTTTGAAGTTCTAATACTGCCTCTGTTGTTTCCGCCTCTTTTTGAATTTGTTCTTGCGATTGGTGTTTGAACATCTCGAGTTCTTCTTCTGTTAATTCTTCACCCGACTCATTAAGTTGTTTCAAATCTTCGATTGTGGGTTGCTCTTTTGTAACGGTGTCTTTCAACTTGTTCAGCTGTTCAACGGACTCTTCCATATCTTCTGGAGTTGTTTCTTCAACTAATTTCCACCATCTTTTGAAAGTGCTGTCTGCGATATGTCTTTCCTCTGTTGTTCCGTCTTCATGTCTGATGTTCAAAATATGTGTAATTCTACCGTCTGTCTTGTCAACCTCGGAACTTACGTAAACTCCAATTTCACCTTTTGTCAATGAACGATAAATCTTTTCAACTGTCATGTTCTTTTCTCCTTTTCTGTAACCTATATTTTTTTGATGTTCTACTCTGTTGTATGCACTGACGCCTCACGGCGTTTCGTCTTAATTTTCAAAGACTCTTCAGAGTGCTTAATCTTTTAAGTAGGAAATAACTTTGTAAAGAATACCCTTATCCTCTAATTTTTGCAAGTGATTAATGACTGATTTTTCTGATTTGAAATATACTTCTTTCGGAATAATTCTGTCGTTCTTGTCCATATACAAATATCTTACTCCGTACAATCCGAACAACTCCTTTTCATCTCATTAATCCTATGAATGTGAATGGCTTAAATTTTTGCTTATGTTTCTTTGCAATTTCTCTGCCACGCTTGTTCATCTCGTTAATAATTGGTTGTGCTTCTGTTTTTGCTTCATCATATGTTATAACACCTTTTAACAGTTTGAATCTTATGTGTTCAATTTGTTCACGATACATTCTTTTCAACTCCTTCTGTGAAATATTAACTGTTCTTTGTTGCTACCTTAATTATACGATAAGAAAACACGTTTTTCAAGTGTTTTTTATTTTATTTTCTTCTTCAACATTTCGTTTCCGTCACCGTCAAATAATAT